CTCTGAGGAGATGGAAGCCTTGAACAACGATGCAACGAAGCATGGAGGCGAGGTGCGACAGCATCCGTCTCCCGACGGAGTCACACTTCCCTTGTTTTATGACTGGGGTACGTGAAGTATTTGGGGGACTGAAGTCCCGAGAGGTCAGCCGTTACGTCAACTACTGGGACAAGATTAAGCCAAAGTCCCGCAGTGACGAATGGCGCTTCTGGGTCTTCTCGATTCTTGCGGCCAACTTCGGTTGGAAGCAGAACGTGAAGGCATTCAATGCAATCAAAGATCGCGACTCGTGGAAAGCCGATCTTGGCAAGCTACAGTTTGAACTGTACCAAACCAGGACTGGACTGTGGCGGACGAAAGCCGTTAGCATCTGGAAGTTTGACCAGATGTTTCAGGCTAAGCCCCACATCTTCGAGCGTTATTCTAACGAGCCGTTGACGCAATACCGTGACAGGATTGCGGACAACGTTCCGGGATTGGCGATTGCTAAATCGAGCTTCTATGTGGAGATGAAACATCACGAAGAGTCAGACGTTGTCTGCCTCGATCGTAGGGTGTTGAAGTCCATCCACAAGAGGGAAAGAACAGTGAACAGGACTGATTATCTCGCGCTTGAGAACGAGTGGCAGACCTGCTCAAAGGAATACGGTATCCCAGCGGCTACCGCCAGGTTCATCTGGTGGGATAAGTTGCAGGGGTATAAAAATAGTCGGTACTGGAGTGAGGCATTAGAATGAATATGAAAAAAGTAAACGGTGAGATTATGTGGGGTGCTGGGGACAGCATCCATCAAATCTCTTTTAACGCAGACGTGGACACAGCAAACGAAAAGGTGGACAACCTTAAACTTGAACTGGATCCGGCATTTCTTGACGACGTTCTTCAAAACGTCTACAAGGCTGGAGCAGACGAGGCCCTTCGTTTGGCTTCTGTCCAATCATGAAAGATAAGAATAACAAAGCGTTAAATGTGTTGATGATTATACACCTATGCTTCACACTCATAGGTATGTTTGTGGTTACTTGGTCAATCTATTGTATGGCCATAGGAACCTATTCTCATGCGTGTGAAGTGGTACAAAAGAAGCTACTGCTGAGATGATGATCTAGAAATTTTCACCTATCCAGGTTTCGAAATCGTCTAATTTATTCCCGAGTTCCTCAGGGGTGATGATGCCTAAGGAACAAGCACGTGCAAATTGCAAAATATCCGTGACTTGTTCTGGAAGTATCGCCAACTCCGGGGACTCGGGAATATTTTTTGTCACAATTTTATCCTTCTACCTATAAGTATACACACAGTTTTAATAATTGAAAGCGTGACGAGGCACGTTAGCCAAATAATATCACGCTTCCTATTCCTCATTTTCCCTAGTTTGTCCTAGCTATATTGACTTGGCAAGCCCGCCAGTCAGCATTGAATTGTGCCCAAGAAGCTCGCAGAAGCAAAATTCGGTGAACTATCCGAACAGTTCCTCCGTGTATTACTCGCCGCAGCTGCGGTCGATGGTAAATCGGAAGAGTTAGTTATTACCCGAAAGGCTTTCCATGAGTTAAACGAAAAGCTTAAGGAGGGTTACAACCCAGAGATAGACGTATGGTTTGAGGGAGACGAGCTTCACGTTGCTCTAGCCTGGAGCGAGGTGCCGATTGTGGGGTTCAGAAAAATCCGTGGCCAAAAATAAAAAGAAAAAGGTTAAGAGCTTAATCGATCATTCGCATCGGCCGCGCCAGGGCCTGCTCGACAAGGTTGCTAAGCTGGCGTTATACCACAAGAACTAGCGGCTTATCTCTTCCCAGTCCAAAGAAGCGACAACTGTATCGCTGCCTCCGTTAGAAGCAATAATTAATGAAGTTTCAAATGGAACGCCAGTAATTCCATTCCGTTCTAATTGAAATTTAAAGAGAGTTTCTTTGAGAATGTCGACCTGACCTGAGGATTGATTGGTCTGGCTAAAGAATCCACTAGCTAAAATTCTGCCACCAGAAGTAGAGGTTCCCGTTAAGTTGTACTCAACGGCGCTATCCGATCCTGCGCTTGTCCACGTGCCCCCAGTTGTAGTCGATGCTGCTCGAATTTGCCAGTTAAAATTGCCGGTTGAAACTGGGAGAATAGATAACGCAGTCAAAATAACTATTGCATCTAATCTATCGGGTGAAGTCTTTAATTTTAAGGATATAACTGGATAAAAAACTCCTGCTGTTCCCAGAGTTCTGGGGGAATTAATTGGAGTGTTAATAGCTTTTTGTGACCCCACCAATTGATAACCTCCCTCTGAAATAACCGTTGAACAAATTTGTTTTAACGTGCTAGAGGTGGCCGGGCTTGGGGTTCCCTCATTTTTTATTTCATATCGCAGGGGGAGACTGGCTGTCGTAATATATGTAGAAGCAATTAAATTAGCGTGATGAAAATAGTGGCAAGTAATAAACTGACCGTTGATTACAAATCCCATGCGGACAGTGCCTACTCCGAGCCACTCAAAATCCATCCAAAGAATCTGGGCCTTGGTTATATCAAGTATAATGCCAGAGGCCCCAGTCCCATCAAGTTTGTCACCATTCCAATCCGACTGATAGACAGAGGTTTCGATAACAGAACCAGTTACAAGCGATCTTTTTACAAAGCTTAAAACGTTACCATACAGCTCCAAATACATACCGTTTTCGTCGCCGTAATAGCCCACCCTCTGTCTAAGATTTGTTTTGGCTGGCCCCATGACAAAAGTATTCATCACAAGAAGGGATTTCCCGGGTTGATAGGCAAAAACTTTTATAGTTTCTCGAATAACTTCATCCCCGCTAGCGGAGCCAACAGATAGATCGACAAGTCCTTGAGAAGAATTAAAGGCGGCCGATGCCGTTCCAGAAGTAAAAGTCGACCACAATCCATTGTCGTCGTATCTATGATTTGAATCGAAAAGAGTAAGGGGGTTTGATGTGCGAAGCCGGCCAAAAGAATCTGTGGGGAAGGACCCAATGATACCCCCAGCCCCACCGCTTGAAAGGCTATCTAAACTACTGGAGATCTTCTGGAGACTTCGAACTTCCGTGTCTGACCAGATCGGAGTATTGTTTTCTGGAAAATATTCAGGCATAAACTGTACTTGTTTTACGGCTAACCGTAATTAGCAGAATAAAAGTCCCGGCACTTACAAATATTTTCCTGTTTTCTCATCGAATCTAGAGCTTCCCCCTGAAAAGTAATTTTGAGGGGAGCTCGCAGGGGGAGTTAGGTTAGAGATTGTAGCGTATTTCCCAAGTCCTGTTTTCTTTAATGTTGGTTCTACAAATTTTGACCTAGATAAATTAGTTGAAACGCGGGGAGTTCTTCCTCCTCCACCTTCTATAGTAACTCCAGCTTGTCTATCTTCAATTCCACTTACTTTTTTAGCTACTTGTGTGGGGTCAAATCTACTTCGCATCCACGACGCAGGAAGCATTGAACCCGCTCCATACATACTTTTAAATTGTCCAGTCTTTTCAACCCCCGCCCCTTGCGCCCCGCCAATTATTGTTTGCGGTGCCGAACCAGCTTGAAACACCCCCGTGCCCGTCTTCGCCATTTCTTGAGCTTGTATGGCCTCAGCATAGGCTTTATCGTATGAAGCTTCCTGCCCGGCCATTTCGGCTCTTTTTGCCTCCTCTTTTCTGGCTAGTTGTATAGCTCCTACGTATGCTTCAGGAGTAAAAGGAGATCGAGATCCTTGTTTTCCCTCCCTGTATGCTGTACCTGGGGATAAAAATTGACCAAGGTATTGTGCGGCTAAGTCGGATTCTCTTCCAGCTTTGGCAGCGGCACTAGTTAAAGCCTGAGCTTCTCGAAAGGCGTTAGTAAAAGGATCATTGTCATTAGCTCGACTTGGGTCTAGGCGTGCCCCTGGCGTATAAGCATAGTCACCTAAAGAAGATTTTTGTCGGCCAAGAATGGTTGAGGTACTAAAAGACGGGCGTGTATAATTGTCGAATTGGGTTGACATTCCAGCCATATTAATACTTCCCTAAACCCCGACCCTTATTAGTAACCTGAGGCATAACGTAAGGCTTTTTCTTTTCAATTTTAAGGGAAGGCGATTTATCGGTCGGCATCTTCGCATTCTTTTGATTCAAGTTAAGAGAATAGTTTTTCATATTATTGTTTATCCAAACCAGTTTTTTCTAGGGTATCCTGTACCTTCATTCGTCGGGCTCGAGCCCTCTCGTCATACTCATCCATCCTACGCTGTCTTTCTAAGTCCATGCGTGTTTGTATTAATTTTTGTCTTTTCTCTTCCAACTCTTTGACGACTGCCGGAGTCATTATAACCCCCGCCTTCGAAGGCTCTTCCTCCTCCCGAAGCTCCATGCTCGGGGCCACCTCGGCCACACTCCCCATACTTCCCAATGTTTGCTGGCGCTGTTTTTCGAAGCGGTCCCGCATAATCTTGTCGAGAACAGGATCTCCGGTAAGTAACTCGGCCAATTGAACTCCCATTTTAATCGGGGCGGAAACCGCCACAGGTAATGCGTCAATCATGTTGGAGTAGTCCATATTATTTACCTTTCGATTTGCCAGCCGCGGTTAATGCAATGGCGATGATTTGTGCTCTTGGTCGTGGCTTGCCTCCGGCGCCACGCTCTTTACCTTTTTTCTTATTATCAGCGTACAGTTCGCTGATATTAGCGGATACATTTTTTCCTAGAGGCATGGGTCTATATTATAGGGTAGGGGGTGGGGGGTCAAGAGCCCTTTTCAAGTTCATCCTCAACACCATCGGAATCCCTGTCCTTGAAGCTCGATGGGTCGCGGGTGAAGATTCTTTTAGCCAACATATACCTTTCCTCGGCGGTCATCTCTACCCAAACCTCAGTCCTACCTCTTGGCTTCCAGAGGATTAGCGCTACCACGATCCCAACAAAAAATATAACGGGCCAAAAGATCATTTACCTAGTCCCGTTTTTTTCTTCCAGCTTATACGCTCTGAGCTTGTCTTTTTCTTTGCCGAAGAGTTGCACATCGACTTAGTAGGCCGGCAGGCTGGATAGCTTCCACCGCTATCAGCCGACTTTCGGCCGCACGGACCGCCAGTCTTGCAGTTAATCCACCCCTTTCCTTTGTTGCGGGAGAACCAACCATGTAGACCCTTCTTCTTTTCGAGTTCGAAGCCCACTATTTCTTCCCCTTGTTACCCCAGTTTGCTGCTCCAACTTTGCGGCATTTGACTAGCGCGCCACTGGCGTATGCGGAGGGCCACACTGAGTATCTAGATTTTACCTTGCGGGTGCAGGCGTCGTTGGCTTTCTTTTTTCCTAGGGGCATATTAGTATTTTCCTTGTCTGTTGCTTGGGTTGGGGGTGGTTGCTCCGCCCGGACCAGACCATAGATTTTTACAAGCCCAGTAACGAGCGCTTAGTTTAGTTCCAGGAGAGTCGCAGTTGTGGCGAGCCCGGAAGGATTTGCGAGCTGCGGCGGAGTAGTTGTTGCCGTATCCTTTGGCCCCAAAGTGTACAAGTTTTTCCTGCCCGTTCTCACAAGCTTTGACCATGCGTTTCTTGCCCGGCCGAGTGCTCGGTCGAGGCTTATTGCAAGGCATGCTGGCTTTACCCAATGGCATAACATTAGTCTACGGTCTGACTTTTTGGATACAAGATGCCTTCTTGATTTTTTTCTAGAAGAACTTGGTATAGAATTGCTTTTTTAATTGGGTTTGCAACTTGAGGGACAAGGGTAACAAACTCGACTCGGCTCATCTGCTCAAGTTGCGGTATCATCTGGCCAAGCACAGTTCGAATCTCTTTTCCGGCCCGTTGCGCCCATTCATATCTCTCGTCGTCGGATAGTTCTCGCTTTAGTTGATAGAAATCATCCACAGAAATCGGTTCCCCATTGGCTCTTTTTTGTTCGGATAGTTCCATCATCGCAAAATCTTTAAGAGGACCGGCCCCCCAATCCAAAGAGGTTCTATTGGCGGCGAACAAAGAAATCAACTTGTCGTGAATCGCTTGCTCACTTCGTTCCCCGTTGTCATACGCTTGCGAATCAACGCCGACAGTAGTCACGCGGCGAAGAAACGGAAGTGAGTTTTCAACTTGAGCTTTTACGTTATAGCCCAAGAAGTTAAGGTCTGGTCTGCCCACTTTAGACGCGAAAGGAACAGACTGCATAAAGGTGGATAGTAATCCCTCTTGATAAGGTCTTGCGGTGGGAGACCCAACTATTCCGTTAAATAATTGTTCGACGTCTCTAAGGGTTGCGTACCCGGGGATTAAACCCCCAGCGACATTCCCAACGGTTTTAACAAGATTTGTCATAATCCCCTTCGCGTCTCGTTGCCCAACCCCCGGGGATGTCAGCGACATAATCTGTCGTATCCCCGACAGAGCCGCCATATCTAAAATTCCGTACATAGCCAACGCCCCGCCGGTTAAGCCCCCTAGAATGACGGACTCTGCGGTAGACCGCTTGTCATATCGGATGGCTTCTACCATGGCGCCCGAAAGAATCAAAGGCCCGGATAGACCAACAGGGAATCCTTCAAAACTAAAGAACCTAGGCTTTCCATCTTTAAATTTACCAACCTGAATAGATCTGAGTTTTCCTCCGCCTGCGAAGAAAGCTTCTCGCTGGGCGGGATCGGAAGGTCCCTTAAAATGAATGTTAAGATAGGGATCGTCTTCGCCGCCAATTGCCTCCCGAAATAAAGTCATCAAAGTTCCTGTGAAAAGGTACCCCAAGATTTGTTTTCCTAACAGCAAATCGTGCTCTACCGTACCGGCGACAGCTGGCGGTCTATAATATTTAGTATCTTTCAACATACCCGCCGACCCTCGGTACAAACGAACCGTAGAAACTACGGGCATAAAATTTAAAACTTCATTTGCTAAGCTTGATCCTGTTTTTAAAAATTTAATAAACAACCGGGTAGGCCACGCTTTGGCAGACAGACTCGTTAAACTATCCGCGAGCAAACCAAACCAGCCCTCAAAATCATTAGTGAATGTAGCTTGCGCGCCAAAGGCTTTTGTTTTTGTAGTTAAATTTTTTACACTTTCTTCTTCTGGTCTTCCTTGTTCCAAAATTTCTTCGACCCGCAGGGCTTGTTGCTCTGAGGTTAAGTCGAATTCTTTGGCGTCCGCTTCAGCTCTGGCTTCCGCTCGTTTCCTGGCTTCGGGGGTTAAATTCAAAAGACGAGTTACCTCTAATTCAATTTCATCATTTGATTCTAAACCTTGGGAAATAGCTATATTAGTTGCTTCCGCAATCTCATACATTTTTTGAGAGGAGATTCTATTAATGGCATCGCCAGCCGCCATTGCTCGGCCAAAGAAAATAAACGGCGCTAGGGCCCCGTATTTACTACTAATAAGTTTTGAGTCTAAAGGTACTCTGTACTCCTGGCCCAATACGTTGACTGGAAGTTCAGGCTTCACGGTGCCAGGTTTCCCGGCCCGATAATCTTCAGCTTGTTTTAGGATTGCCTCCCACAGATTGACTCCCCCCAGCTCTTGGGTTAAAGCGTCTCGAACGTTTGAATAATCTCCGTTAAAGAAAACATTCATAGCCGCGTTCAACGCCGGCTTTTCACCAACAAAAATCGCCGAGTTTAAATCTAATGCGCCTTGCAAGTAAGCCTTACCCCGGGCCTTATCCCCAAACGCTGACCTTGCAGATCCCACCGCCGCTAGAATCCCCGCATTTAATTCGTTGCTGACAAGGGCAGACCAACCGTTAATTCCTATGGTTCCAACGCCCGCCAGCAAATTAGAGGTTTGGTAATTAACAATCAATTCACCCCATACTTGCGGAGAAACTAACTTTACATATTGATACATCTCCGAAATCTTTTTGCTGCGGATCATACCGGCGGGGTAAAGGGGAAGATCTTCGATTAATTTGTTTAGTCGTTTACGCTCTTCCTCTTTTAATTCTGGTAAGCCAAGCTGAGAATGCATCTGGGCAAATACTTCGTTGTCATTGAGCACCCCAAGATTCGCTGCCTCTATGAGTTTATCCAAAGCCGACCGCATTTTACGAGTCTTACGTTCTTTCTTGGCTTCAAACCTTTTTTTAATTCTTTCAAGTTCCAACTTACGCTCACTCGCAATCAGCTCGGTTAAACCTTCTCGAAGAAAATCTGTTGCCTGCTTTTTTTGCGCCTCGTCTAGTGTTGTGTTTTGCGTCAACAAAGCCCCGAGCTTGTTTTCGAAATCCATGATATCACCTTTACTGCTACGAATTAACCCGCGAACATTTGTTTGAGGACCCCCGATTGACTCGAGGGAACGAACCGCTTGCTTCAAGTTTGAAACTGTAAAGGGGCGACCAAAAGCTTCCTCGATGAACGGCTCTAGGCCCATCAATTCTTCCTCCGTGTAAACCTCTTTTAGTGAGTCCCGAACGTTGTCAATGAACTCTGAGACTTCGGGATACTTGGCGATGCGGTCTCTTAAAACTTCGGCTTCAGATGGCTTTGGTTCTGGTTGGTAAGCAGGCTGCAATCCACCCATTTCTTTAGTTCTTTGGGCTATCAACCTACGAATGCGGGCCGCAAACTCTTCTAGTTGGTCTTTCTTTTTGGGTTCTTCTTGGAGACGGGCGGCTTGCTTTTGCAAGGCTTCCGCAGAAGCTTCGGCCAAAGCTTCGAGCCTCGAGCCAGCCTCGGTGGGTACGGCGACGGGGGCTCGGTCTTTTGCCCTGGCCTTGGCCCCAATTACTTGACGCACCGCTTCTCCCCGTGTGGCCGGCGGTTGAATCCCCTCTCGGGCTCGGGCCTCACCTAAAGCTTGAGCGGAAAATATATCTAAAGCATTTGTTAGGGCGGCGTCAAAATAAAGATCTAATTTTCTTCTTACATTCTCCTGGTCTTTGGCGTCTCGAAGGGCGGGCGTTAACAACAGGAGACTTTTAATTTGTTCTTCTGAGGCCGCCGTTATTTCGGGGTTTTCGGAACGCTGAATAATTTCTAAAATCATTCGGCCCAAAGCTTTTGTCTGCTGAGGATTGAGCCGAATGCCATCTGAATCGCTACCTTCAACTTCAGGAGCGGCGGAAAGATCGGCGCCCAAGAACTCTACTCCATCAGTTGCCGCCTGGGCGCTTCCGATGTATTCGGAGATAGCTACCTCAAGCTCAGCAACGCTCGCCTGTTTTTTATTTAGCTCAACAAGTTTTGCAATTTTTTCTATTGTCGATTTTGTTTTTGAGTTAGTAACAAGTTTTTCTACGGCCCGTCTTGTTGAGTCTTTAAGACCTGAACTAATCTCACTTTCTTCCGCGGCGTAACCCGTCAATCGGCCTCGAACAGCAGAATCAATTTGCCTACCAATGTACATTTTCATGGCTTCGGGGTTTGAAGAAAGTTCCCCAAGGGCGTTCCAAAGATCTACGGTGCGACCGGGATCTGTTCCATATTTTCTAGCGATTAGAAGCATGACTTCAGCTAATTGCTCGCGGGCAAACAAATCAGTTTTCGCTTTGGGCCCTAAAATGTTTGCGAGTTCAAAACCAACCGCGGCTTGCAATGGCAGTGAGCTTTTAATATTCCCACTCAAGAAATCATTTAAAGAATTTTGAACTCCGTTTGTTTTTATATAATCCCTGGCGTCAGAAAACTGTTGATCCCTGGGGATTGATTGATAATACCATGCGCTAGCAATTCTGTCCTTAATTTTTCCGTCGGGCAAAGCGTCTATAAATTTGGTTGCTATGCTCTTAACGGCCTTGCTTTCCCGAATTTCCGGTGCGGGCGCGGGTGCCGGTAGTGGCACGGAAATGGAAATTGGCTCCCCGCTTAAAGAAACTGAATTAATAATCGGACTCACCACTACAACTTCGGGAGCGGGGGAAAGGCGTTTAGCAAACTTAGAAAACCCCGCTTCGCCTAAAGCTTTAATCAGAGCGCCTCTACCGCTTTTAACATAGTTATTACCGTTAAAAGAAATTACTTCTTGGCGGTCGAATAACCGGGAGACAGCGTTTGCAACCGCCTTGGCCGGGGAGGGAGCGGTGGTCGGTATAGAAAGAGCGCCAGGAATCTTGACTCGGTAGGATGCATAGACCGGAGACTCTTCGAAAGATTCGGAAGCGTTAACTACTTCTACGGGAGCAGACGTCGCGACTAAGGCCGCAACGGGTAACGATCTCCCGGCTTCTTCCATTCCCTCCGCTATCTCTAGAGCTTTGTTAGCTATGGCTGGAAGACTCGCTCGGCCACCGTCCATAACGGCTTGTGTTGCCGCCCGGAAAAGACTTCGTTCGTCTTTAGTTATTGCGCCTCGCCGAGTGTTTATATCGAGAGCGTCCAGCCATTCCTCCACACCAACGGTCTTAAATAAATCATCGGCAACCGTTACCCCAAGCACGCCTTCGGTTCTGCCTTCAAGATGGTTTTCAATCATGCGATAGATTCGAAGATCGTAGGAGTCGAAAGTGTTTGCGGGGCGGGGAGCGGCTGGGGAAGTCCCGGGGGACGGGACGGGGGATGGGGCGGGTTGGCTCGCGTCCATAAACTCTTTTGAATTCTTGCGGAGCGTTGAAAGAGCATCTTCGATGCTTTGACGCATTACCAAGCGATCCCTTGCGTTGGGGGCTAATCCCAAGCCACGCTTTACCACCGTGGCCATACTGTCAAACCACACGCCCAATCTAGCGAGAACAGATTTATTTTCTTCTTTGAGAATATCCTTTAATCTTTTGGTCGCTCTGGCAATATCGTTTGCGTTGGTGGCCACGGCCAATTCTGTAATACTTCCGGTAAGATTAAGTTGGGATAGCTGACGAATTCCTTCCATGGCAACAAGATAAGAATCGTTAGCCAAGGCTCTAATCTTGGACTGCGTATCTGGATTGGTTATGTCAGACCCCGAATTAGAGAAATACAATCTGGCGATTGCGAGTCTTGCAGCTTGGGAGAGCGAGTCGCCTATTGCCCTGAGTTCTTCGATCGGGTCGAGCCCCAGCTCGCGGAAATATCGCAAGGTCTCCATGTGGATTGTTTCCTCCAGAAGACTTAAAGTCATAAAAGTTTTAAATTTTTCTGGGGAGAGAATTTTTTTCGTATTTTCTAAGAGGGCCGGGTTAACAAGAATTAAGTCCGACTCATTATCAGTTCCAACCATCACGGCAATGGCGTGGGTAAAGTCGGGATCAATTTTTACGTTATAATTATGAGCCTGCCCCTTGGCATCCCGGAAAGTAATAACATTATTTGAGAAGTCGGAACCCAGGGCGAGCTTGAAAATTTCTTCCGTAGAAGCTATCTGTTCTGGAGTTGCCTGAGCCTCAGACCGAACGGGGGCAACAACTTCGGTAGGCTTGGGTGCAGCTTCTTCAGCCTTTAGTCCTTCAAACCCGGCACCAGTTGTGGCGTCCAGCAGACGAAGCTTGGCCCGCATACGGTCGATGTTCTGTTGGTCCACTTCTGCTTGAGACTCCAAGAAGATAAGGTTGGGACGACTTGCGCTGTCCGTTCTCCAGACTCGATAAATTAACTGGACGGCTTGGATTGCGCTGACCGGGGGAGACATAATAATCATGTCTCGGGGTTGATCGCCAAACTTATCGTCCAACTCAATCCCGGTTCCACCCATCTCTTTCGTGGCAATTAGAACGTCAGCATCGCCTTCATTGAAGGCGGCCAGGGCTTGTTCTTTTGTTTGCCCAGAGCCGGTGTACATCCGAGCAATCTTTAGATCGGGAGCCAATTTGAGGATTGCAGCTTCCACTGCCGCCGAGGTGGGGTCAACTGTTTCGCCCCGAGCATTTGTTTCGGAAACAAAGCCGACATAAATAATGGGTTTGCGACCTTGCCGAATTGATTTGATGGCTCGCTTTGCCGCAGCGTCTACTTTGTATTCTTCAAGTGCTCGCTTCTGGGCGGCGACAAGTCTTCGTAAAGAAGCAATGTCGGTGTTTTGCGTGCCGCCGTACATATTTTTAATGTCTTCAAGTTGTTTGGTAATTGTCGAATCAAGTGGCACATCTTGGAATTCAACATTAACCCCATCGAGTCGAAGGGACCGAGAGCGAAGAACTCCATTCTTTACGAGCCCGTCGAGGTAAGCTTCCAGCCGATCTTGCATCTCTGCTTCAGAAACCCCCGGCGCCAAAGTCCAGTATGATTTCTTTCCGCCCCGAAGGTATTGCTTTTCAAACCCAAGCCGATTAATCAAGGCATCGGGAGACTCGTTGTCGAAAACACCAAGGCGACCAAGAGATAGAAGCTGATCGGGGGTTTCAAAGGGAGTCCCTGAGGCCATCAATACTCTGCCAGCTTTAAGCGAAATCTCGTTCATCAAGATCGACCACGCCCGGCTCTTGCCTTCTTGGGTAGCTTTGTGGAGGTTTCTTCCAGAATGCTGTTCGTCAAACAACACCACAGTTTTGCTGTCCACCAATGGAAGGAGTTTCTCTAGATACTGAGAGGTGTAGGTGGAGACAACAATCTTCCCCGGGATTTTTTCAACCGGGAGTCCGCGTCCATTATCCCCCTTGCCTCCCCGGGCCACAATGGGAATTCCCATTAGCTCGGAGTCCTTGGCGATAGAACCACCGATGGTTCCCAAATCCCAATTCGGGGTTACTGCGTCGGGAGCGGTAAGATAGAAAACATTAAATCCCTTCGCTAAATAATATTTACCCGCTGCCAGCAGCACTCGAGTTTTACCGGTTCCGGGTCCGTTAGCCAGATAGAAAGCTTTATGCTTAGAGTTCTCCATCGTGGTAACGGCTGCTGCCACATCCTGCTTTTGCTCACTAGATAGAAGCTTTAAAGCTTCCACCCCGATTGGGTCTAGAACTTTTTCGTTGTAAGGTCTACCTAACTGATTGCGGGGCTCGACGAAGGACTTGGGGAGCGGGGTGCCACGAGGGCGTTCAGCTCCAGGTCTCCCTGCTCCGGTTGCCTGACTTGCATCAACTCGTCCCACTTCTTTCCGCTCAGGGGGAACGGCTTCTTGAGAAACTCGCTTTGTGGTGGCAGCACGTTTGGCCTCGAGTTCCGAGAGCTTTTTGCGAGCCTCCTCACGTCGACCATCGGTTGTCTTGAGGTCGGGCTTTGTGGCTTCAGGTTGTTTGGATTCTTCATAGGTACCTTTCTCGTTTATGTTAAGTCCGCTATCGAGCAGGATTTGGTCGCTAACTCGGAGCAGATTCGATCGGAAGGTTAAAGCAATTTTATTTTTAGCTTCTCCCTCTTCAAGTGTTTGCGAAGCCAAATAGGGCTCCGCAAGTTTGTTTAGTTTGTCGATGTAATCATCGGCTTGTTTTTGTGACAGTCTGTCATCCTCTACCGCGTTCTTTAAATTGTTATCGATGGCTTCTGAGAGTTCCGTGATGGCTTCCGGAGAAAGCTTTTCTTGCGCGATCGACTCAATATAATTTTCAAAAGCCCGGAGCATTTTGACCGAACGAACTTTTTGCACTTCCGACAACAGGGACTTTGCTCCCGCGAGTTCTTCATCGTCAAAGAAACTATCCGATTGTAGTTTGCGGAATCTTTCTGCCGCGGGTTGTATTTGAGCGGCTGTTAGATTTCCCTCTCGAACTAAGCCCTCCGGTTCGCTAACTGCGCGGGAAGGGAGAGTTCCCGCCTGCTGGTTCTTTCGGTACTCTCCCTCTAAACTGGAGATAAATCTATTACGAACTACTTCTTGGATAACTTTAATATCGCCAACGGGAAGTTGGACTCCCGCAGCCTCCTGTTGGGTGATCTGTTTTCCCAAAACTAAAGCATCGAACGCGAGCTTTTCTGCTTCCGTAGTTAAAGTTTGTCTGAAAGAAGGAACAATCTGTTGGGCGAGAACCGCTAAAGCTTCCTGCCGTTGAGCTGGCGAGGGAACTTCAGACTGTCCGACAACCTGATTATCCACCTCCGTCGCGTCAATCTGATCAAGAGTTTCATTGATGGCCCCCGCGACGGCTGGGTTCAAACCCTGCTCCTCCGCCAACGTTTCCGCATCAACGGCGTTAACGCGTAGACCGGGAGTCTCGAGGCTTACGGCTGCTCCAATTCCGACGCCCGCTCGCATCCGAGGAACGGCTCTGCGAATAAAGTCCCGCAGCCGGCTATTAAAAATTGTACTAAGAGAAAGATTGTTTTTGCCCTGGCGAAGTTCGTAAAGAAAACTGTTGATCGTGGCAGAGGATACCTCATCGGATATATTATATTTTTGATACCCAGCCAAAGACTTACTTTGAAGATAAGATTTTTTGCGCTCAACGTAAGCCAATAGGGTTTCGGCGGGAGTCATGAGATCCCGACCGTTTTCGTCGATCGCTCCGAGGCTTTGGAGTAACTCAACCGTCGCGGGGTTTTTTAAATTAAAAACGCTGGCGAGAACATTTTGGGCGTTTTCTCTCGGATCGGGATTAAGCTTCTGATACTTTTGAAAAGATTCACTTTCCGGATTGTTGATCGGTAGAATGACATCGGGTCTAGCCTCGAGCTCGGGGGCTAATTTTCCCTCGCGGGATTCTGCTTGAACTTCGCCCTCGAATTGTTGAACAAGTTTTGACACAGACTCTTCTCCTCGAACCAAGCGGGCGGCTTGCCCTTCAACCTGCATGGCCTGAAGTCTTGCCAGCTGTTCTTGCATGGCTGGTACTTCATCAACGGGGGCCTGTTTAATCTTAGTTTCAAGAACATTAATTTGATCCTGTAATTTTTTTGCGTTAATTTCTGCTGGTTTTTCAACCTCTACTAGATCTTGACTTCTGGCCAGTTTACTTTCCAAAGCAATTTCGTAATCGGTTGGCCCTAAATATTTTCTGGCCACTGATTCCAGGTCCTCAGGGGTTCCCGCTTGTTCAAGCTCAGACTCCATTTGATCGAGCTCTTCTTGCTCAACCCCAACTTGTTCAGCTCGCAGGAGAAAATCATCTTTAAGATCTTGCTCAAATTCAATGGCCGGGATTCCGTTAATCCAATTCCCCGAGTCTGTCTTTACATTCGTTACCGAATATACTTTTCCGTCGGTCGAGAGTTCTCCAACAATTCGTCCTTGACTCTCGAGCCATTGAATCTTCGAAGCATTCTGCGGAGAATTAGCCAACTCAATTTTTGTATTTCCAGCTTCAAAAACATTGACCAACTCGGCCAGGGCGGAAAGAGTTTCCTCCTCGGTTTCTGGGGGTCCCTCTTTTAAAATAGGGGCAACACCAACTCGACCCTCGGCCTCAGTAAGCTTGGCCGAGAGCATGGATTCAACAGCATTTTGTTTTGAGTTTTCGACCGCCTCGTCTGCTACCTTTGCAGTTTCCGGGGAAGTGATACTATCAATTGATCCTCTTACGTTGACCGCATCGAATAATGCTTGAGCTTTGGGGGAAGGGAGGGATTGACGGAGTTGGACAATTTGCTCCATCTTTTGTTGGTCGTTTAAATTGGGGTCGGTCTTTATACCAGCAACCGTTTGTTCAAGCGACTTAGCGAATCGGTCGTCGGCCAATGCGTAAATTCTATTTCGTCTAGCCGCAATAGAACCGGATATGCCGGGAATAGCCATTCCCAATCCAATACCGCCAGAGACAGCTAGATTTTGCAGCAAAGGTTCGATCGGATCTTGACCTCGAAGTATGGCTTCGATTTCTTCCGAAGCGGTCTCCCCTAAGGTTGTGCCGACAACTTTACCGGTACTACCCACTAGAGGGGCGAGGGCTGGCAAGTTGGTGGCGAGTGCTTTTGCGGCGACATGATTGGCCAAAGCAATATCAATTGAATTTTCTAATTTGTTTCCAGCGCCTTCCGCCAAGCCAAGAACGGCGCCCTCACTAAAAACAGAGGACAAACGCTGGGCGACAGAGAGATCCCGGGGATCCCCCTCAAAAGATTGGGACGCTCCAATTGTAGCGTAGGTCGCTCCTCGGGATAAAACAGTGGGCACCTTTATGGATTGATCCGCGATTTGAGCTGCGCGGCCTAACGCTTTTGTTGCGACAGCGCCGGCGCCAATAAACGATCCGACCGAACCAATGGCTGCGCCCGCCAAAGTCCCGGTCATATAATCTTTTTGGATGGTGTTGTTGATTGAGTTTGAAAGGGCAGAACGTCTGGCAACTTGGTCGGGATCGTTTTCGTCGACTACAATATCCCCGATGGAAACAAATGGCAGAAACGCGTCGCCAGACTGAATAGCAAAATTTCGAAGGCTAGCCGAGCCCAACTTCTTGGAGCGATCGCTTTCCAAGTCGCGAAGGTAATTTTCCGCCATAGCGAGGTTCATTCCTAGCTTGGCTGTAAAAGGGCCCGTCCCAAAGGCCATAGCTGGGCTTTCGTCCTTAGGGGCGACGGACTTGCCAGCGGCTAGCTCATCCTCGTAAAGGGCGCCTAGCTCCAAAGCTTTGGCCGCCTGGCTTGGGTCTTTGATCGTTCCTATGTAGTTGCGGGCCGCAAAACTATTCTGCGTAATCTGCGCTTCTTCTTCGGTAATTCCCAAACCACTTTGTAAATAAGCCCCAATTGTTTTTCCCACGCCCCCTAAACTTAGTTTGGTCAGGGCCATCCAATCGCCCTTCTTCTCCGCCTCCATCAACTGCGGGCTTATTTCCAAGCTATAGTCGTAAACCTTTTTTTGAGCATCTAGCCACGATTCCTTATTGAACGGAAGCTTTCCTTCTTTAAGTCGAGAGGCAAGACCTCCGATCAGATCTACCGACTTCGGGTCGTCGCGGGTAGTGATTAAGTTTTGGGCTTGGGCAAGACTAGAAGAAGGAAGAGTAAAAAGATTGTTTATTTCTTGTTGCCCAGAATCAAATAGACCCTCAATAGCTTGTTGTTCTTCGGGAAGCATAACCCCAAGTTCAGGGTTTGACTCAGGATTAAATGGATCCGCCATGGCTAATAGAATTCAAGGGACTATTCAGCCGTTCGTCAACGAGTTTGTCCTGCGGATTCGCTCTCTGAGGGGGTGCTCTGATCCGCTATTTCGTATCCCCTGGCCTTGAGATTAGCTATAATCTCTTTAACCGGGCGACCATAAATAATGGCGTCTGGGTTTTGGCGGAAAGTAGAAACAATCTTAGAAATTGTCTCGGGAGAAATTGGAGCCTGTTTGCCCACTGGAGCAACTGCCACATTGGTCGTTCCGGGGGTCGGCACGTCTACGAATTGAGAGGAGCCGCTGGCGCGAAACGGAAGGGCGGCCATTGCGCTAGCTTGTTCGGGGGTTGCGGCTGGGCCGGCTTGAAACCCCGATGGCATGAGGCTTCGAATCATCGGAACTTGCCCCAAAAGGAAGGTGGGGGATGTAATTTCGGCAGTCCACTTTTTGTTCGCTTCTATTACACCCTTAGTCAAAAGACCGGTGTTGGGATCAATGGACCCGTCGTATCCCACTACGGGAGAAAGATCTGGAGTTGAGAAAGGAAACACGCGGTATTTTTGTTTTGTCTGTGGATCCTCCCTAACTGCCGCTAATCCTGGGTTCTGTAAAGTTAAATTATCCGCAGTCAATGCATTTATTTCTTCTAATTTTTTCAACTGAGCAATTGACTTTCTCTTATTGCTTTGAAACATTAACCGTTTGGTTTTATCCGCATAGTTTTGGCCAGTGTTTTTTAATTCGTCAGTTGGGAATTGGTTTTGAAGATCGTCCCAAGCCTTTTGATCGACCGGATCTAATTCTCCCAAGACGGCGTCATTTAAAAAAGTTGAGTAGGCTTTTCCATACTCTTTTTGCATATAATCATTTTGACGTTTTGCGACGTCTTGCGAGAGCGAAAGGAAAGTATCATTTAATTTTGGGTCAGTGTTCTTTAAACTTTTAAATTGATTGGTATATTCTTCAAGTTTACCGGCGAATTGATCTGGGGTATACTTGTCCACGTCAAGCGTGTTTAAATCCTGCAAAAGGGTTAACGCCGCCGGTTGGGTTTTAATATTAATTCCGTCCTGCTCCAAACGTTTCTTGGCGTCTATCAGGGACAGGGCGTTTGTAAAAACGTCGTTCTTCTGCTTTTGAGATAAAATTGAACCGGCAAGTTTATTTGTCGTCTCAATTAGTTTAGTCGGGTCGTCGGAGTTTAAAGCAAAAATCATCTCCTGGTACAATCTGCCGGAAGCTACCTCCGCCTCCCGATCTTTTCTCTCTTGTTCTAAACCTCGATTTATCTTTTGCTGCTCTGATTGAAACTTTCTTTCGTCCAAATCCGTTTTTAAAGAATCCTTGTATGCATCCGCTGCGGCAGCAGTTTCCGCGGCAGAATAGCGAGCCTTTTCAATTTCTGCCTGTTGCGCCGTTTGTTGCGCGGATAAAGCAATTTTACTGCGGTCAATGTCCGCCTGCACGTTCGCGTTCTGGCGTTGCATATCAAGTTGAGCTCTGGCCAAATCAATTCTTTCCTGTTGATCTTTTTCTTGAATATACAGCTGTTGCTTTTTTAAATAGTTCTCTCGCAAGTCCCCAATAATCCCACGGACTTGTCCTACATAATCAGGCGCGTTAGGTGTAATTGGCATAAAATTTTAAGCTCCAAATCCAGTAAGTTGAGGGCGGTAAGCGACGCTTTCATAGTTTTGAGCTTCCGCCTGCATCTGGTTCCTCATTCGAGCAACAATCATTTTCCCTCCGGGTCCCTTAAGAGCGGACGCGGGAACCATGGCGCCACCCATATCGACCATAAAATCTCCTGAGGCCCCCATCACAGCCGGGTTGTTGGGTCGTGTGGGAGAATATGTTCCTGGCTTAAACCCAACGTATTGACCTTTTTTAATGTCAAACTGACCGGGCAGAGGTTGAGACTGCCAAGCATTAAGAGCGTTAGCCGCATTGATCTGCTGATTGTACTGAGCTTGAGTGGTCAGTACATCAAATACTTGAGACGGGGCTATCATTTTTGAAGCTTCAAAATTAGCTCGCGCCATTGTGGATTGCTGTGCCGCACTGGCCATTTGATTATATATTTGAGAAGGGGGAACGTAAACAGCGTTAAAAATTGAAGTTGGGTCAACACGTTTCATATTGGCCACAGTGCTAAAAATCTGTCCTGGGTCAGTAATAAACCTGGAGGCTAATGCCTCTCCTGTAACGGGCATTGTAGATTGTAGAACAGAGTTAGCAATGTTTGCAGTCTGTTGTAAAAGATTAGCGCCGGCGGTTTGAAGTTGTAAACTGGTTTGCCCCAAATCTCGAGCAACAATATTCCTGCCAATCCCTCCCCCTAAAAGACCGGTAGTAAATCCCTTGGCCGCAGAGTTCCTGAAAATTTGATCGACAACATCTTGAGGAATTTTTCCCGCTAGATAGGTACTCGTGAGATTATTGGCCGCCTGCATATTTGCTTTGTATCCAGGCATCGCAGATTCGAATTCATCTTGGTACTTTTTATTTAAACCGCTAGCAATTGCCTCAGCTTTGGCGGCAATCACCCCAGGATTATTTAAGGTTTCAGAAATTTGTTTGGCATCGGCTATAAGTTGTCCTGTCGTTGGGTTGACGCCAGCAATAAAAGCCTTGATCTGCTCCGGGGACATATTAAGTTTAGCCGCAACGCTTTTAGCGTCGGAAGCTATTTTTTGTTGGTCGACAAAAAAGTTTGGGTTTACCCCGCTATTTAATTGGTTAAAGGTATTTCTAAAATTACTGATTGGAGATGTTAAGTCTAAATTTTCAATTGTAGGAGCTGCCCCCAAAAAAAACTCAATAGGCTTAGCGGCGCTGCTTCCCCCACCACCCCCACCACCTCCGCCGTATCCACCGCCTCGACCAGGAGGCTGTTCTTTAGCCGGAAGAGTGCGAGGCCCACCAGATCTTCTATACTCCTCAGCTGTTTTCGGCATGTTTTCCCACAAACTGCCTTTGCCGGGGGCAAATGGATCGGCCTTGCTGGCCGGGGAGTTCATATACGAATTCCAGGCATCGGTTTTTGCTTGCTCTGAAGCTGACATTGGAACTGCCATAAATTACGCCATGTTAGGGATTTCACCCATTGCAAACATTTCCATTTGGATTTGGGGGCGGCCAATATTGGCCCCCTCCACTTCCCGAAGTTCTTCTCTTAATAAGTCTGTGGCCTTGTCTTCGTAGACTTGAGCTTCGACTAAATTGTTGTTTTCTTCTTTTTCGATAGCAATCGCCATCATCTTTAAAGCTCCAAGGTTAGTCACGATTAGATCATCATCGTCACTTACTACGGGAATAAACTTTCTCTTTGCAAGGACAGTCACAGTAGCTCCTTCTTCGCTTTCAAACCCTGGAATTGCATACCGTCTATACTGGGGCAAAGTCTCGTCGGGCGCAAGTATGGCGATGCAGTTCTCTGCTCCCGTGACTGGATCGACTGCATAGACCCGGACCCAACCTTTCGTAGGGCTTTTGTTTATTGCATCGATAGAACGGAAAGCGTTGACTGTGGTGCGAGGGAGTTCTGTTAAAGTTAGTACAGCTGGATTGTCGTAACCAACTTGCCACGGGTATGCGGAATTCGATAATGAGGAAGTCTCTACACTACTGTCGGGAGCTATAAATTGCCAGACAGACCCGTTATTTACTATAATCCACCCGTTAAGATTTCTGTAAGCGGGTTTTGAGTTTGCTGTGGTATAAAAAGCATAAACACCGTTAGCCACAACGGCTGCCCCAGCAAACCCAGAAACCAATACACTAGAATTCCCCGAACCGGCGCTCAAGTTCAAACGCTCGCCGTCGATGTAGGCTCCGTTTTCCTGCGTCTGGATTCGATTATTATAGGAATCAGATCCGCGAAACAAGATGGTAGAAGTAGAATCTTCAATGAGGTCGGTGTACACGCGGATATACTTTTGGGCTTCGATGGAACGAAAGCAGGGGACATATCCACGATCAATCATCTGTCTCCAATCTCCAGCCCGAGTTATCCCCGGACCGTTAGCCATGAATTCGTACCACTGGTTGTAAACCTGAGCCGGCGATCCGCCGTAGTTATAACCTAAAATAGATTCAAACTCGCGGGGTAACGTAACACAACCGCCATACACGCATACCGAGTAACGCCCGTATGTTCCCGCGTATAGTCCCTTATTAAGTAAACGTTCTTGGGCTTCGTTAGTGCGGGCGAGTAACTGGGGATCGGTCGCGCACATCCCATTCTGGGTAACGCGGGCTAACTGCTGCTTCACCGATCCATATGTTCTTCGGATCATGAGTAGTTCCCCACGTACACTTTATACTTATAGCCATTTGGGGCGGCTGGAGTAGGCGGGGTTAAAAGTTCTTGCCCCGCTACAGTATAGGTATTATTCCCATCCCCCCAGGGCGCAACAACATTTGCGGATGAATCCACCAATACCATATCCCCGAAGCTAAACTGAGTAAACTCAAGCCATGAGCCATTAACAAAAAGATTTACGGTAGTGGGGGTTCCGCTTTGCGGGTTTAACTTAAACCATAGTTTATTCTGATCTGAACCCGTTGGGGTAGAAGAACTAACGACTGCATAGCGAAGTTCGTCGGGGTATTGAACCGAAAGGTAGGAGGATAGAGTTGTAAGGAAGTCTCCAAAATTTCCGGGATATGGGGTTCCGGCTGGCACACTACCGGAAGTAATCGTTATTTCTGCCATAGATCCTTTAGATTAAGGGGTTGCATTTTTTTGTCAAGGGAGAGGTCCATTTCGACTTCCCGGCGTAACCGAAGTTGTGGCGTAATTATAAGCAGGAAGAGAAGTTATTGAAACGTCTGTTCTTAAATATGTTAATGTTCTATTCCCCCCAGTATAATTAGAATAATAGTACAATGCTCCGTCGCTAGATGGTTGACCGCTTGCATTTACTCCCGGTCCAAAACCCCACTGGAAAGTAATGACGGGTAAAAACGGAGCCACGTTTGGGTTTACCAAAGTTTCTCCGGCTTGCGTAAAAGTACTGAGTCTGTAATTATTTCCGGAAGCATATGCTGTAAAACCATAAGAAAGCGGGGAGGCTACAAATGGAGCAAAAGGAGCTAAACCAGTAACAACACCATAATTCCCCCCGGGCCCAGTATTTACTCCAGATTTTGTAACCGTATACAATAAAGTTCCGCTCATGTTGTAAAACTCAAATATAATATTAGTCGGGTTTGCAAAGGAAGCCAGCCTAGCAACTAACATGTATTGAGAACTTCCATTGTGATTATAAATACTAATAGAAGTAAGAATAGTGGTGAGGCCAGTTAAAAATGTTGAGACAACTCCAGCATCAGTAATCTTCTTTACGGCAGTGTTGTCCATAAAATAAATAGAATTGTTTGTATCAAAAAGTAATGGACTTTCACCATTTTGCCCGTCTAATGCTTGTTGATAATAAGGAGCCCAAGAGGATCCATTCCATTTAGCAATGTTAAAAGTAGTATTATTATCTGTATAAGAAGCATAAATTTTATTGTTGAAAGTTTCGATAACCCCACGGAGTCGAATTGTCCCGGGGTATGGACCAAAAGACGAACCGAGAGTTCTTAAATATCTAGTTCCACCTAAAAGATTCGAAACATATCTAACTCTGTTTTGGCCTGTGTAATAATCGGCAAAAAGAGTTCCGTAGGTGGCAGACGGTGAGACTTGACCGCCTCCGTCAAAAAGACCTGGATTAATTGTTAGGGTTATCGTTTTTGTAATTGTGGGGCCTAATACGCTAACAGCGGATAGACCTATCGACATGATTCCGGTTTCGGGCCACCCCGAGTTAAGTGTACCGCTTATGAGCCCAGTAGAAGTATTTATTGATACTCCCGAAGGAAGATTTGTCGCGCCGTATAAAGAAGCTGCATTTGAGGTTCCACCACCCAAAGTAATCTGGTAAGAAAAAGCCCCACCATCGTCTCCAGTGGTATTTCCACTCGTTATAATTGGGGGTACATTAACAGTAACATTTAGAGTAGCAACTCCAGTAAAGTATTGATTAGAGGCCGATAATATAATATTAGTTGACTGTGCGACTGAGCCTGGTGGAGTCGCGGGAGTTCCAGAAATTATTCCTGTGCTTGTGTTAATACTTAACCCGGAAGGAATTGGGGAAGCTCCAAATAATGTTGGAGACTTGGAGGCTGTAATTGTATAAGGAGTAATCGCAACGCCCGAAACAAAAGTTAATGGGGTCAAAGAACTAGTTATTACTGGTCGCTGTTGAAGAGTAAATATTAAATTTTGATTCCCGGTTCCAGCAGCATTTGTAGCACTTACGATTGCGGTAACTGTGATAACGGCATCATCTGAAGCGGATGTGGGTGTTCCGGTTATTAAGCCGGTACCCGTATTAACAGATAAGCCCGTGGGTAAATTGGTTGCCCCGTAAGAGAGAATAGCAGTGGGAGAAGAAGCGGTGATTTGATACGAGAAAGCTGTAGCCATTTCATGCGTCACTGAGTCAACACTAGTAATAAAGGGTGTAGGGGGTGCAATTACAGTTAGATCCAGCACCGCCGCGCCTGTTCCTCCGACTCCTCTAGCTAAAACGGTGATGGCAAATCGTCCGGCTTGTTGAAGTTCGCCCGAAATAACACCTTCTTGGTTTATCGACAATCCTTGAGGAAGATTCTCGGCAGCAAAATAAATTGTATTCGACGCGGTTATAGTACGTGAATACACGTCACCAGCCGTTACTGTTTGATACACAATTGTCATGGTGTTATTACCGGTGGTGTCGGTTGTGATATTTGAGCCCCGATATAGTACTTGTATACAAATCCTGCGGGGGGCGTTGGGAGAGTGGGGACTTGAAATATAGGTTGACCAAATTGACTTAGATTATACGCTTTGCCGGATTCACCCCAAGGAAATAAAACAGTATTTTCTTCAGGAGCTAATATGATATCTCCCCTTTGTACATTTTCAAATCCGTACCAAGCACTGCCCGCAAATCTTCTTAATGCCGGAGTATTAAAATAATCAGTAGGAATGTACTGCTGAACATTGAAGACGGTTCCTTTTATAGACCCACCAAAAGCGTTTTCAGCTTGCATGGTTGAAGAAAACACCCCGACGGCAGAAGGTGTGCCGGACACGAGTCCGGTCGAAGTATTAATTGTTAATCCTGTAGGCAAAGAGTTTGCGTTGTAAGAGGTTGGAGAATTAGTTGCAGTGAGATTAAAACTAAACGGAACGGATAAATTCGCGGCTATAAAATCGGGATTTTGAACTGTAGAAAAAGTATTTGTAGATCCCGAGGTTGCGCGAATTTTTCCATTCCCAAGATCAGCAATATAAAGATTACCGGTTGACGACACAAAAACACCTGCCGCCCTATCGAATTCCGAGCTTAAATAAGCCCCGTCAACATAGCCGGTTGAGCCAGTCCCGGCCTCTTCACTGACAGTACCACCTGGAGTAATTTTAAAAATGTTGTTGTAGCCCAAAGCATTTCCTCTCCCAACGTATAAATTATCAGAAGAGTCTATCCCCATATTCCCGCCTTGACCTGGCTGATTGGCCGCAAAAGTTAAAGGACCTGCTATTTGCGTCGCGGGACCTCCCCCGGGAGTTACAACGCTCACATACCTTGCGGCATTAGTTAGTCTAGTTGTATGTATGAAAACAATATTACCGGAAGAATTAAAACGAAGACCTTCTATTCTATCGTTAGCGCCGAGAGAAATATTTGATAGTACAGAAAAACTATACCCTGAGCTAACTGTTATTTTAAATATATTTTGATTTTGCGCAAAATAAAGATTTCCAGAAGAATCTGAAATTAGACCATATGGCGGATAAGCAAAATAGGGTGGGTAACCCGCGCTAGGACGTGTAGCTGAATTCCATTGAGTCCTTAAAACAAAAGAAGAGCCTACGAGTTCATACAAAATGGGTCCCTCTCCACCTTTAAAACCAATTGCGAACAGCTTTCCACCGGGTGTTTTTGTTATAGAGAAATAAGAATAAGCACCCATATTATAGTTAGTAACTTGTAAATTGGAGTTTATTTTAGCTATTATATTGTTGGTTGGGCTAACAATTACCCCTGTTCCCGCCCAAGTATCTTGTGTTGATTCGTCCAAAAAAACACTCCAGGCAGCGGGAACACTGGCCAAAGTGTCAATTGACTTAGTAGACCCAGGAAAATATGACAGGGGCTGCGGGGTTGGTAAATTTGGATCAACCCCGGGCTCTGGTGGGGAAACAGTCGAATTGGGATAATGAATCCAAATTTTGTTGTTGTCTTCTACCGAGGGAATGGTACTGCCTGTGACATAAACATCGGCGACATCTGTTCTTTCTACATGTGCATTTAACGCTACATGGTCGACAGTATCCTGAACGGTGCGAGGATAATCGTCAAATCCGGGGGGATTAAAATAGACGGAATACTCGCTCATCCGCATTCTCCCAAATCGCTGATATCTTTACGAGAGGCATGAAGCCGAAACAAAACAAGTTTTCCCCATCCCTCCCAAGAAAGTTTGCCTTGAAACATATACCCAAAATTAGACAAACGATTCGACAGGTCAACGCAAACTGAGCTGGGCTTCACCGTGCGGGAGGTTTTAAACCCAAACGGAAGATTGGGTGGGGCTTGAGTGGTTAAAACGGAGGTTTCCTGTTCGTTAGGGATATCTTTTGTTTGTACTGGATAGAATAGATTTAAAAAATCTGGGCTATACTCAAGGTTCCATGTCACACCACCATACACATCTGTAAATCCAACATCGGCCCGCATAAGCTCTTTGATGTCAAACGGGGTTTGGAAGGAAAAACGCCTCATTTCAACAGAACAATTAATCGGGGTTGGGGCAACGTCCGCAGTTCGAGAGGGCTTAATTTCGTCTTCGTAAGCAAATAGCGGAATCTCGTACAAACAGTTTTTCCCGTCGGTGTCGCAAGTAATGGCGTAACATCGTCTTTGTGATCCAAATACTCCTTCGACTAATTTGCATATTTGAAAGCCATTCCACTCTCCATCAAAAACTGGGGAGGGGGCGCTAATAACTCCGCCGGCGTTAAAGTCTCTTGAAATAAGTTTACTAAACACAATGTTAAACTTCCCGGTGTAATCTCCGTTCTCGTCGGTAATTCTCTGTATTTTTGGGGCTCCGCCAAGAATATATCGGCTGTCAAACAAAACGCCTGGGGTATAAGACAGCCATCTTTCTGTATCGTAGGTTGTTATTCTAGTCGCTTCTAAACTGTCCGCCAAACTAACTGCCCCAAATCCTTGTGTGGTTTGCGCTAAAGAGCGGATACCGTCTTGCGCTCTAAAATATATATCTCGATCCGTAAGAATAATTGATTCTTGATTCAGGGAGCCTCGGCCGACAAATATTTTGCGCAAAAAACCGGGGGTCGATTGCCAGCTGGTGCGGTCATAATTAGTGGCCCTAAGGGCAAAAATAGAATCTCTTGTAAATAGAATTAAGTCTCCTTGGCCCACTGAATTATCTGCCCCGGGCAAAAAAACCATTCCCGTAACTGGTTCGTTAAAATAAAAACTCCCGCCGCCCGTAAGGTAAATAGTCTCGGTAAATTTAATTTCTGCGTTAACGCTTGAACCAACTAAATCCCCGGCAAAAACATTATTTCCGTTTGCAACCCATAAACGCCCATTCCCATAGGCTACGACCGACCCGATAGGAATTGATATGTTGTCTCTTACGACCCCAGGACCGTAAAAATTTAATGTGGTAACGATTGTTCTGGCAGCATCTTTACTTAACGTTATGGTTGAGTTTGCAATATCAAAAGAAGTAACAAAAGTTTCGTCTTGAATTGCGCCCGATTGGGAGGAGACATACATCCCCACTTCAATCCCTGCAACAGATGGGGCGGCAATGACGGGATTGTTGGCGCCCAAGACGCATTCTTCAATAGTAACTGCGGGAGAGCTTAATTGAGTTTTGCCCTGGGATCTAAAAGTGGTGGATCCGTCATATACCATGGCGGGAGAAACTCCGTCCTGAACTACCAAAAAAGCATTAGCCTGCACCATAGAAGTTTTTTGTGATATATATGGACTAGTCTCGTTAGGCGGAGAAATATCTCTAGCCGGTGTTGCCGGCTCAAGGGGGGCTAGGTCGTATAATTTCCCGTCAATTGTGGCAATTAAATCTTGACTATTTCTCAAACGATTGGAAAAAAAGCAGGCACCTTGAACCACTCCGGGGGGAAGAAGTTTTATAAATTGAAAGCCCGGCCGGGTAGCTAAAAATCCGTCCCGTACTACAACGTTTTCTGCCCATGAGTATTGATTTTCTGCGATGAGCGCTGGATCGACAGCAGAATTGGCTCCGCCCAGAAAGGAACCCATCCCCTCTGTTAGCCTATTTTGATCTGAGATCATTAGACAACCAGGACAAAGGTTGTAACCGCCAGGTTCAAATTAATTGAAACGGATGTGTAGGCGGTAGTTGTAAAATTAGTAAAAAATACGGTGACAGTATTGGTTGCGGTAACCATTGCAGAAATTGAAACATCTGCCTCAAAAGTGGAGCCTGGATTTGCTCCGTAACCAACTTGAACCATATCGCCCAAGGCTGCTCCCGTAACGGTTAAGGAGGCTGTTGTGACGGCTCCAATTGTATTCGCTAACGTAATTGTAGTTGATTGGTTAGAAAATAAAATTTTTGTAAGTTCTCCACTTGTTGCGGTGGTTCCAGTTCTAAATCTAGGCGCTTGGGCAACTCCAGAGGAAATTAAAGTATTTCCGGTTACTTCTAGGCTTCCGCCTACAGTTAGAGTTGATCCTCCGGCAACGGGACTTACGTTAACTCCTACTTTATTGAGGGTGGCGTCCACTTGTAAAAGGGGCAAACTGTTACTACCATTAACCCTAAAGGCCGGATTGATGGATGTATAAGATTGATTAATATCCAAAGAAGTTAGCGCGGGGTTTATATAAGAAGCTGAAGAGGATGGAGAAATCCTTCGATTTGAAGTTACGGTAGCAGCTGGAGCAACTAAATCGGCGGCCAACAAAGATACAGTGATGGCAGTAGGAGCCACAATAGCAATAACTTGATAGTACCCAGCCTGAGCGATATAGATATTTTGTCCTAAAGCAATCCAAGCGGAATCACCGACGGAAATCGTTACATTCGATCCTACATTTGGTTGAGTAAAAGAAGCAGTAAGAGTAGTAAAAGCGTTAACACCGTTCGTACCGCTGGTGCCGTTGAACCCACCGAGACCCTGAGGTCCTTGCGGTCCGGCTTCTCCAATTACAAGTGTATTACAATCGCAGCTCATTTAATCCTCCTTTATGTTTTCAAGGCTATGCGGTAACGGGTTCCGTTTAGATAAATGATAAGGTCTTGGCTGGCGCTCGTACCACCAGAGGTAGTCACAAGATTGCCCATAGCATTCCCACCAGTTCCACCAATAGCAAGTGAGCCATCAACGGCTGGGGATATTGCTCCAGAACCAATCACAACACACATATCTCTACCTTGTGCATCAACATCGGATTGTGTTCCTAGCAGAGTGTTCTGGTAACCACTTTGAAGGGTAAGCCCAGCATTTAGCCCCAAGGCAGAGTTTGAATGTCCAGAGGTGCAGGCAAATAGAGAGCCTTGCCCAATGCTAGTATTATTATAGGAATCACAAGCTTGTAGAGCGCTAATCCCGACTGCTACGTTGTTTACGCCAGTTAGATTCGACTTGAGGGCGTTACTACCAAAAGCCGTGTTGTTATCAGCGTTAGAAAGCTGAAGAGCATTTACTCCAACAGCCGTGTTGAAATTTCCAATTAGATTATTCGAAAGGGCACTTACGCCAAAAGCCGAGTTGTTGCCACCAGATGTATTTAAGGTAAGAGCATTTGCTCCAACAGCCGAGTTGTTGCTCCCAGAAAGAGAAGCACTAGCTAAAGCCGTTTCTCCAACATTGATGTTGCCTGCTCCAGCCCTTGCATGGGCATTTGGGCTTACCTCTGTGTATCCAGTTCCGTTCCACACATAAGTTTTTGCCGTATCTAAAGCTAGATAGACTCTTTGGAAGTTTCCGCTCGCGGGGAAAGCCGCTAGGTTGGCAGCCGACACTAAAATATCAAGGGCTGTCCTTTGGGCTTGAACAGTAGCCGCAGTAAGCAAATCTCTGCCAGCGGTTGTAGAATCTGATATTTCTGATGCAGGATGAGTATGAGCCGTTGGGGTTCGAGCATTGGAAAGTCTTGAATCATCTCCTTGGCAAAAAGTGTTGGTTGTAGTTCCAAACGATCCTGCCTGTAAAAGTCCTCCGGTTCCTGTGATAATTGGGAGATTTGCGGTTGTACCAATCAAACCTCCGTTTGAAATATTCCCGTGAGTGTGAGAAAGGGGGGTTCTGGCATCGGAAAGACGGGAATCATTTCCCTGGCAAAATGTGTTGGCGGAAGATCCAAAAGATCCTGCGGTTATCACTCCGGAAGTTCCGGTAATCAACGGTAGATTGGCGGTTGAACCTATGGTTAAATCTGACAACTCAATATAGGAAGCCTCCAGAACTTTTGAGCCGGCTCCGGAATAAACCCAGCGTTTCCCATCAGTGGTAACAACAATACTGCCCTCTCGAATCAAAGCCTGTTGTGCGGTAGTTAAATTGGCAATACCGCCTGAACTTACAATTACGTCATTTGTCTCCTCGAGAGCTGTAACGCGAGTGTCTAGAGCAGTAACGGAAGTGTCTAGAGCAGTAACGGAAGTGTCGAGAGAATCAATTTCAGCTTGAATTGTAGCCGGTGGAGGAGTGGTATTCGCCCCGGCTGTTCCGCAATCGCAATCTCGGGCGTAGTTATCGGGATTAGGAAAACTCATCGGTACTAGTATGGCAACTGGTTTTTGGGAGTCAATCGTTATAGTTATATTTATAGCCAAACAGAATCTATTTAATTATGAGGCTCTTTGAATTGGTATTCTATATTCCAATCCGTTGAGCCAAATCCGAAGCCAAGTTCCAGTAGCTCCTGTCGGTGCAGTTGTTGTCGTAAGGCCACTCATAGCATTCCCACCAGTTCCACCTATGGCAAGCGAGCCATCAACGGCTGGAGAAATGGCTAAATTACCAAGCACCACACAATTATTTCTTGCTCCCAAATCGACATCGGATTGTGTTCCAAGCAAGGTGTTTCTAATTCCAGTAGTAACAGTTTGCCCAGCATTAACTCCTAAAGAAGCGTTTGAATCCCCAGAGGTACAGCTGTATAGGGAACCTTGCCCAACGCTAGTATTATTGTACCCACTTGTGTTGCTATGTAATGCACTAATTCCAAAGCCAACATTATTAACTCCTCCTGTGTTGCTTTTAAGGGCATACGATCCAAAGGCTGTGTTGTTTCCTCCTGTGGTATTTGCCCCAAGGGCACCTTCGCCAAAAGCCGAGTTATGATTTCCAGTTGTATTATTTCGCAGAGCATTTGTTCCAACTGCTGTGCTATTGCCACCAGTTGTATTTAAGAGAAGCGCACTTGCTCCCAAGGCCGTGTTGTTGCTTCCAGTTGTATTATTTTGAAGAGAAAAAGCACCTAAAGCTGTGTTGCCCACTCCGGAAGAAACAATACTTAAAGCTTGATAGCCAGCGGCTAAATTCTGAGTGGTCCCTGAAGTATTATCTGTTGATGGACTGGGTCGGAGAAGACGGTATTCATCTGCTGGCGGCCCGGGGGGTCCCTGCGGGCCGGGAACAGCAGAAGTTGCGGCAATCTGAGCTCCCGTTAAACCTGTTGACAGAACATTTCGATCCCTAACTGGATTATTGACGTCCGCTAAACTCATTTATGTGAAGCTCCTTTTAGCATATTCCAATTGTCGCGCCATTTACAATTAGGTTCAAGATAAATCGACTTTGTGCGGGGAAGCTTTTCCCTTGGTATAATAAATAAAGCGTCCAAAGTTGTATTCAAAAATATAAAGGCGTCGCAATCCCCCTTGGTATATAACCTCTTCTGCATATGTCCAAATCCCGGCCCCCGAAGAGCTAAAAACTTTAACTTTCTGCGACGACAATCTTCACCCCCAATCGTTGTTTTAACTTGTACGCGTACCATCTTCCCCTTCCAATCGGTAATCAAGTCGTACCCATCGTCATAGATGGGCAGGCTTACAAGAAAGCCCTGCTCCATCAATCTGGTGGAAACCTTTTGTACGCCTATTGCTCCTAGTCTAATGTTATTACTCATAACCAGTTCCTTGCGAGTATTGTACCAAGGGGTCGACGCTTGCGATAGACCCCATCCCCCTCACGACTCCCGTCATCGTTTGTGTTACCTTCTATTGTAACAGCCATCTTACCCTCAATTCGCTCTATAAGCCCTGTGTGGGCCACCCTACGCAGGCTTTGGAAGTATATACCAAAAGCGTCGGCAGGGCCCGGGGTGATGCCTTTACCGCGATTCCAGCTAGGTTTAACGACAAAGGCTGGACTCCAGGCGGAACGGGGGAAGGGATTGTGCTGTTTGCCGAAAGCCTCATCTCCCACAAAAACCACCCAAGCCGCGCACCAAGGCGCCCCAGTCCCTTCTAGCCCAACGGAGGTTAGGATCTTGTCCACCACGGGCCCGGAGTTTCCCCGTTCTTCTTTCCACCCGATTGTATCTCGGGCAACTTCCATAAGTCTCTCCACTCTTGCTCCTCGCGTCGGTACGATTCCCTGAGCAATTCCCTCTCCGGAACCCAGCAAAGATAAAGATGCCAAAGCCAACGCATAGATTATCCGCATAACAGGGCGAAAGCCAGGACGAGCCCGAGGAACACGGCGATCAAAAGGGTCGCCCGAGTCTGCCCACCCAACTCCCGCCAATCGTCTCCCAAGGTATTGTTATCTATGTAGTCATCAAGAAATTTAAACTCTAGATTGATTATTAGCCAAGCTAATGACACCGCAAAGAAAAGCTTAACTGCCGAAAAGAGCACTACGTGTAGGGCGCCAAGATCCACAACACCCGCACCGGGGGAAATATTCTGAAGGATAGGGCCTAAAGCAAGAAATAAAACCACGCTACATGCCAAGGCCCCAAGACCTTGTGCGTTGTCTTTTAGCCACTTTTTCACTTAAAAGAGTTTAAGAATAGGAAACAGATTACGCAAGGCCAAAAATGCGGGTAGTAAGAGCATCCCGCCGATTCCAATCAAACGCCATTTCCACAACATACCAACAGCTTTGCTATACTTGGCCTCAAGATATTCAAGCCTCTCGGCCATTTCCGAACGTTCTTTGAAGTTCTTGTCGACCTGAGACTGAAGCTTTAGGATTTGGTCTTTGGTGTTGTCAAGCTCATCGGCCACGGGTTTACAAGCAGGGATAGAACGAGCTATGGCTTGTGCTTTAAGGACTGAATCAGTTGTGGCTTGGAGCGTTAGTGAGCCGGAAGAAGTCGTTCGTGTCGTGGAAGCGCAAGATGCAAGGGCAAGGCAGAGGGCAAGTATGAGGATAGGCATCATACGGCGGTGATGGTGATGGCTGGAGACCAGCCAGATGTCGGTATGGTGGTTGGGTCGCTAGATGCGTTTACGGCGTGTTCATAGTTGGCATCGCCATCAAAATAAATTAAATACCATTGTCCATAAAATCCAACTATAGCACTATCTGAGTCATTAAACGCATAGTATGGACTGTATGAATCGCCTAAATTTGGGTTTAACGGCCCATTTTTTGTGTATGTACCAATTCCGTTGTTTGGAATGTTAAACATTGTTCCAGTAATGCTTGTAAGAGCAATTTGATTTGTTGATGCAACATCCGGAAAGCCAGCCCCTCCACCACCAATCCTAGGAACCGACAAGTTTAAGCCTAAGCCGAGTTTCGGCATGGCCGTTTATCCTGCCTTGTAGGCGATTACTTTTCCAGAGGCTAGGTCGTAGCTAGTAAATGGTCCGTAAATAATAGTGCCGGCGGTAAGGGTTACACCAACTAGACCGCCGACTGTAGAATTTAAGGCAGTCAAAGCTGAGAAAACTGTATCAGCAATAATTTGAATGGCGGCAAAATTACCCTGAACTAAAGTCGTGTCGGCTGTGTAAATAAAGCCACGCTGGCCGAGGGCCACAAGTCCGGCCTCTGTGGGGGTAACACTAGTACCTAAATTTTCGTCTAAAAATGACATATGGTTCTCCTATTGTGTGGTCTTATTTTTAATTGTCAACTATGTTTGCCAAAAATCTTTGACCAAAAGAATTCTGCAAATGTAGAGATCATGAACGTCATGACAGCTACGACTCCATAGCCCATGTGAATATGTTTCTCAACCTTACCGATTCGCTGGTCGTGTTTGTCACGGTCATCGAGCAAAGAATCAAGCTTTTCGTCCATGCGGGCGGTGCGCTCAAGGAGGGTAACTAGATGGTCATTTTCCATGACTAAATATTCTATCGAGAGTTGGGTACAGCCGTGATCTCATCTTATTGGCAGTATAGCTTTGAACACCTAAAAGAGGCAAGAAAAGTTCAAAGCATAGTTCAAACGATTCTCGTTCAAAACAGGCTTTGGGCCTGGATGGCGGCTTCCCGGCTTCAAGATCTTGGAGGTCGTTCCAAGCTTGCTTGACCACAGCCAGGATCAGCTTATCCACGGCCTTACGCCATGCCTTGCTCGACAGCCTCAACCATACCCATTTCAGGAGAAGAAGTTTCCTCTTCGACTTCAACTTCAACTTCAGCTTTTTTGGCTGGAGAAATCTCGACGCCTTCTACTGATGTTAGGTACATTTTGGGGCCTTTAAAATAACCACTGGCCATGAAGTCGAACGAATCGCCTTCAGCAACACCTTCCGGAGGTGTAAAGCCTTGGGGTACAGGAAAAGAAATGTTTTTCATATTTTTGTTTTATTAAAAGTGTGATCCCCCGGGGGGTAGAACCCCGGGGGACCAATTAGTTATTTAGGCATTCAGATTACGCAACAAGGTTAAAATAGTATTAACCTTTGCGGAAACGGAGGCCAAACCATTTTTAACTGCGGTCAGGTCTGCTTGCGCGTAAGTAGCGCCAGCAGTGATTGCAGCAATAGTGTTGGAAGCCGTACCACCTGTTGAATCAGTGATCGCCGTCAGACTCGTTGTGGCTGAAGAACCGGTCAAAGTGGATGTCCACTCTGGGCCGTTATTCAATACACCACGAATCTGAGCCGCAAGCACATTGTCTTGCGTAGCCGTTTGGAGGGGGAAGCTCATTTTTAGAGTTCTCCTTTCTTCAATTAGCTAACGTAGTCAAGGCTGATCGGAGCGCGTTTGTGCAGGATGGCATAACCATACTGCGGGAACACGGGCCGAGCACCGCTGGCACAAACCCCGCGGAAATATCCGACATTTCCATCCGGGTTAGTCTGACGATCCAAGATGTTAACCCATTTAAACTCACCACGGTAGTTCTGGGGGTTGAATGCCATCTTGTTGGCAGTGTTGACCGGGCTGGGAACGACAGAACGCATTACATCTTGGTGGAAGATGTAACTGATTTCATAGTCCGCTGTCTCATAGGCTGCGTTGATATCATACGAGGTACCCTTGGTGGTCGTGTTCTTCTTGAACGGATACGTGCGAATGAGTTTGTCATTCGTGGTATCATACACGCGGAACCGAGGAGGATACGCATCGATTGAATGATAGAAACCACCGTAGCTACGCTCAATCCCGAGAGGGGTGAGGAGCTCATTAGGCTTCGCATAACGGAAATCCTGACGGATATCCGCGTTCAATCGGATGAGGCTCTCGCTGGTTTCCGCACCGCAGATCAACATGAACACCGGGGCTCCGTTTTCACGGCCCATAGCGTTGGTGCCTGCGCCGTCGCGGACCAATTTCATGTAGAGGCGTTTGAGGATTCCTTGAGTCAACTGGCTGGCGGGCAAGTTTGCCGCAGTGATGGCGCCAGAAGCGGCAGTGCCGACTCCGGCAGTAACCGCATCATAAACTACCTTCGCATCAGCCGAGCTGGACGAGCTGGAGGCAACGATAGAAGAGGTGCTGGGGTAAACCAGGTTTCCTTCGTTGGCAACTTGAGCTGTGAATAGATTGCGATAGCGATCCTGCCAGATCAAGGATGTGCTCTCAGTGAGAACGTCCATGATGTTGGACAACTGTTCCTTACGTTTCACTGCGAAGCGCAAGTCTTCGAGTGCAATGTCAGGAGAGTCGATCGACGCCCATTCCAAGCTGTACTGACGGAGCTTCTGACCGAAGGTCACGCCATTAAGAGCCTGGGGAAGAACGTTGCCCGCAGTGGAGGTGGAGGCCACAGGGGGTGTCGATCCGCCAGAAATCGTCTGGGTATAGGCGTTGAAACCGGTATAGGTTTGGTCAACAGGGTTAGAACCCAGTTTACGCCAGCCGCTACCAGCATCAGCCGTAATTTCATTTTCCGCATAACCATTGGTGTTACCGGCGCCCGCAAGGGTGAGAGAAGGATAGAACCGCTCGAAAGTAACCGAGCTGATTACATCGCCCATCTCCTCGGGGAATTGTTCCTGCTTGGTCAATTTGAGCCAAGCAGAGGTATCGATCGTCCGGCGATAAATCTCCGGTCCGATACGACCCGCTTCTTTAACGAGCAACTGCTCGATATTATAAGTTGTAGACATATTAGTAATTTTCCTTTCAACCTTCCCCCGCTCGCGCAAAGGGTCGGTTATGATTTATAATAAATGTGCCAACCTCTATCGAGGTTATCCACTTTCATTACTTTTCAAAACTTTTCCCTGGCGGCATCCCAGAGCTTTTAATGCCCGAATTCTGCTAGACCGTCTCAATCTTTATAGGTCTTGTTCAAGTAGGATCTCAATCTTTATACCTGCCTCGAACAATTTAAATGTATCAACCGGTTGGAACATGTCAATACTATTTTAAACTATTTTCGCATTCCTCGCTCTAAGGCATCCAAAAATCCCAAATCGGTTGGAACTTCGGGGCCTCCGCCTTTTTCTCCGCCGGAAGATGGCAGGGTGGAGCGTAGCTCTTTAGTCAGACTCTCTAGCTCTGATATGCGAGTTTGCGTCTTGGCTACGTAGTCTTGGAATACGTTCATCACGACCGGCATGGCCGCGGCATTGAAGGTAAGTCTGGCTTTGGCTTTAGGGTCAAGTTCTGTATTTTCAATTTGGAGGGCCTGCTGTTGAATACCGCTTAAAGCGTTATTCCAGGCTTCGTTGCCGTCAATAGGGCGTAGGAGAGCGTTTTCTTTTTGAAGATTTTCCCACTCTGTTTTATATGCGGTCTCAACCTCCAACTGACTTTGTTTATAGAACTGCTCCCTCTGCTGTTTCTCTTCTGTCTCCAACATTTGAAGCACTGTCTGGACGTCTTTAGTTAAGACATCCCTTCTAGCGAAAACCTTCTGGAGGTCTTCCGCCTTAGCCCGAATGGCCAAAGCGTCAACTGGGTCAAAAGAGGCAGTGGCTTCTTTTAGCAGGGCTCTGCGGGTGGCCGCGTTAGGCTCAACCATTGCCGCATAAATACCCCTGGGGTCTGCTTTATAAAGCTCCGCAAGTTCTGATACCTCCTGTTGAATACCTTTCAAAGGTTCGGTAACGGCTTGTTTATATTCTTTTGTAGATTCTAAACGAGACAACTTAAGTTCGCTTTCGTACTCGTCTCGCTCGGTTTTTAAGGCGTTTAACTGATTTTGTAAATCAATCTGTTCGACGGAATTAACGGGGGCTTCTGAAGTTTTTGTTTCTAATTCTTTAACTTTAGCCCTAGAGTCTCTTAGATCTTTAGTCAAACGAGCCCAAGCAGTTTGAGCTTCGGGTTTAAGATTCTCCGGGGGTTTTACATCAATCTCATCGGTAGTGGCGGGGGTAGTTTTTGTGTCTTCCTGACCCGTCATTCGTTTGGTCAATACGTCTAAAGGATTAGTTAATGCCGAAGCGTCAGTTTTTGCGGGCTCAACGATTTTGGTCGTTTCGCTGGGGGCTGTAACTGCTGTCGCGGTCGGCGCAACTTCGGGCGTTGGGGCTTTGTCCAAAGCCTCAAATCCAACGTTAAAAGCGTCAGCAAAGCTTAAATTATCTGCTCCCGCGGATCCTGCGACTGCTGGTTCTGGGGTGGCTGTAGTTGTTTCACTCATGTTTTAGGTTCCTTATTTTAGTTTGTTTCTGTTTCTTCTTCTGCTGTCTTCTCCCACGGAGCGGGGAGATTAGTTGGTTCTGACTCTTCTTCTGATAAAGCTCCTAAAATTCGAACAGCTTCGTAATAACCTTCTCGGCGAGAATTTAGAGTGGCATTCCAATCTACAAAATCCACTCCAGCTGGTGGTAGGGTTGGTACGGGGGTTCCTAAATTTGTTAATACTTGCCTTAACGCTTGGCCAGCTTCGGATTTATAAAAGCCTTTCCAGGCCAACTTAAAATCTTGTCTTTTATTCCAATCGTTTAATGTCATGCTTTTAGGCAACGGTGGTATTCATCGCGGTTCGTAGGTTAGCCGCGGCTTGCGCATCTTGTAAAGCTAATTTTTGTTTTAACTCTGCTTCTTTAAATCTGGTGTCCATCGCTGCTCTTTCTTGTTTCAATTGCATGTCGAGTTGATGCTCTTGCATTTTCATTTGCATCTGAGGGGAGATTCCCTGTACCTGACCTTGTTCTAAAGCCATTTGTTGTTCTTGTTCGGCCGTTTTTCGAATGTCCTCTTCGACATCTCGTTGTAGATTTGTCACGGCCTCGCGCATCAAATTCATGGCTAATTTTACTTGGCCTAACTCTTGCTGTTTAGTTTGGTCTTGCGCTACTTTAATAAAATGTTCGTTAACGTGCTGGAACATCATCGTTAAAAACGCAAGTGTCGCTTGTTTATTTTCTATTTGGTTATTTTGAACGGCCTCTATAATCGGCTGAGATTCCCGCAAGTGAACGGCTAAATGAATTGTGTGATTTTCACTTGGCAGAACTGTTACCGATCTTCCGGCCTGCATGGCCCCGTTTTCAAGCTCGGCTATTTTAGCATCTGCGGGAATACGATTTTTTACTGTGGGGTTCGGGAGATAGCGGTCAACCTGGTCGTAACCGACCCTGGCGGCAATCCTGTCTCGAATGGCGTTCACTTGACCAAGTTCATCGAATCTGGGGAGCATCCCCATAAACTCATTAAAGGTCGCTAATCTCGCAGCGGGAGAACCTAAGCCAACAGCTTTTACTGCATCCACGCTATAAACACCCTTAACAGCAGCCCAAGGAACTCCGCGCTCTTCAATGCGTTTTTTAAATTGAATAGCTTCCGCCGATCCAACTTCTCCGGGGATCCAGGTATCGCGTTGAAGTCTTCGGAATTGCTCCCGCAATAACCTTCCCCAGGGTACATAAAATAGATTCATTGCATTGGTGGTTAAGATTGCTTCGTTTGCAAGCTGTGCCTCAACCTCTGTTGCGGTGCGGGGGTTGCCGCGGGGTGCGTTTAGTTGAGTTTGATAAGATCCGGTATTGCTCTGGCGAACCATAGCCATTTCATTTACAATGGGTTGAACGTTCTGAGCGAGATTTGGAAATTGGGTTTGAACGACATTGAGGCCCGGAGGTAAAAACGAAAGGGGCCCGGAATAGGCCATCGTCATTCTAGAGACATCTTCGGCGCTTTGTGGCTGTAGTAACACAGAAGTTTGAAGCATGGCTCCATCTGCCATTGCGCAACGCAAACGATTTGTCATCTGAATGTGAGGAAAAATCTTGTACCCTAAGCCCCGAATAGAATGATACATTCCATTCCCAACGCCATATGTAAAGATGTGAAAGGCTTCTGCCGCGCTTTTAAAACGGTTTAACTTCTTAAATAAAAAGTCGCCTTTTCCATCTCGGCGTCCAATGGCGTGCGAATAACTTCCGTCAAACTCGCGAACGTAGTAGTGAACTACGTGAACCTCCCGACTGCGAACATGGGCGAAGTAAAGATCATTGTCTTTAATTTGCCTCTGTAACTCTTCCCAATTAAAACCGTCCTGGGGGAAAGTTGTGGTAGCGTCTCGGATTGCGTTGCGCACTTCGTCTACGTTCCACCCGGCTTGTGCTGCAATTTTTGGATTTTCAATATATCTGTAAAGTTCGTGGGTCAAATAAATCCTGCGGACACAAGCGATCTCTACTTTGTCCTCAGTCGCAGAGGTTCCTCTTGGAATAAAGAAATCTCCAATTGGGCAGACGTTCCAATGCCAGTTCCGCTCGTCTTCAAAAAAAGCAATTCCCAAACCTTGGGAGACGAAATAGTAAGAAAGAAGTTGTTGTTTAAAATAAAAGCTCGGCCAGTCCTTTGTGATTAAACGGTGAAACTCTTCAGCAATAATCGAACCGTATTCTTCGCGTTGGCTCTCATCCCCGAAACGAGTTTTTACAGTTACCAATCTATCTACAGATGTCACTAAATCATTGTAAGAGGTAAGGGCTTTTTCTAGGTCGGCGCCGGCCTCACCAAAGTTTAAATTCGCTCGGTACCCCTGGCCTAAACGGCGAAGAGTAACTGGGTCATAGGGAGCCGCGCCGTCAAACATGTCCATGATTCGGGTGCGGTCGCGGGACGACGCCTCGTCTGCTAGATAAAGATTTTGATAAAGGCTATGCAGCCCGTTGTGATCGCTGATTCGGGTTTTGGGGGCTTTTCCGCTTTCGCTTATTGTCAACAAGTCAGAATCAGGCACCGAGTATGTGTTGTATTTGGGTTCCACAAGTTCGCCTAGTATGGGCGAGTCGCCTATCCCTGTCAATCAACTTTTAGCCACCGAGAAAAGCTGAATCGGGGATTACTTGATCTAGTTTTCTTACTTGATCCGCCCAACTGGATCGTAGTTTGCCACCAACCAAAGACCCGGCGTGGATACCCAATTTCTGCCTCGCTAAATCCAAGCCTAGAAAAAAAGCATCTGCTAAATCGGGGGAGCGCCCCAGTCGGAGTTTATAATCTCTCTTTGGCTCTACTGTGACCTTTCCGCCCCCAGTAGTATTATATTTGCGGCCAGTCATTTCTTTAGCTAAATCCGGAACTACTCCCTTAAGTTGCCCAGCCCTCATATACTCGACCCCGGAAAACCACAACTCGGTTACCCGGTTGGTATATTTATCTGAGCCTTTAATCGGGTTTGTGATGCTCACCGGTAGGCTAGATGCTCTCTCACCGAATTTGATTCGAAGAATCCGGGGGGACCAAAGCTCCGCCAAGATGTCGCAAAAAGGATCGCCCGCTCCTGTTGCGTCTATAGCCAGTCTTTCGGGCGGTATGCCAGACTCTTGGCAAACGCGCATGACTTCTCTGGCTATTTGAAAGTTTCGGGGCTCAGGCTTGGTTACATCCTCCCGTAAATAATGAAACTTGTGGAGGGCGACAGCCGGGCCCGCTTCTTCACTTTGGCCATATTTAAGCACGGCCAAGACTGATCTATCTCCTCCGTTTGTGAAGGCAGGGTCAAAACCGGCTAAGAACAGCGGAGAGGTTGACCACCGGGGCTCTTTAGTAACATCGTATTTTCTAAAGTCGGCTTCAGAATAGATCCCCTCCTCTGCGCCAACAGGGGCGGGGAAGCTTCTGATAAAACGCCAAAAAGACAAAGAGTTCTCTCCTTCATTCTCAATGGCGTATTTTACTTGTTTGGACGTAAGCAAGAAGGGCCATTTGTCGTTGTGCTCAATATTAGGTGTTTTGAGTCCGTCCAGATGAATACATTTGCCACTTTTTGTTTCCCATTCGTCTGCCTCTACGGTTACTGAATTCCATCCTTCTTTGGGAGTAGAGAAAACACCGAAGGGATCGTATTGCGAATTAAAGTTTCCAAGGGCAACGCATTGAAACTGCGGGTTTGCATTTAGGTTATTGATGGCTTCAAACACGGAATTTGTTACGTCAGTTGCCTCGTCAATAATAAGAAAGACTCTTTTATTTTTTAGCCCGATTAATTTAGCCGTGGCCTCTTTTTCTTTATCTGGGCTTGAGGGAACCAGAGTAATTGAAGAGCGGTCGGAAGCTTCCCCAGACTCCGAAACATCCAGTACAATTTTTCCCATAGAGTCTACTAGCTTTCCGGGCAAGCCAGGAACTTGCATGTAGCGTTCTCTAATCGAGCCCCACAACCGTTTGCGCGCTTCTCGCACGCTAGTTGTGGTGACTAAAACCAATGTCTCGTGCGGGGCGCACAGCCAGTTGACGAGCCCCCACATGGCCATAGTGGAAGTCTTAGCGGAGGATTTTGGCCCAGATATTGCTAAATAGTTTTCTTCGCAAGCGCGCTCAATCATCCAATCGGCCCAAGGGTGCCAATAAAAACCGTTTTTGTTTTTTGTTTTGTGGTATGGCCAAAGCAAATTCACTACGTTTTTAAAGTGCTGGGCTTTACCAAGACCTCCGTCTTCGGGTTTCAACCCCGCTTTAAAAGCCAGTAATTCGATGTCGAGATCTCCTGCCCCATCGGGCCAGGACTTTCCATATTTTTCTATAGGCAAGAAGGTAATCTGCATATTTACTTGACAGTTGTCAATTTAAGTTCACTCTACCCGCACGATGAACACACCCTTAAATAATGAACAGTTGTACAAAAGGCAAAGTTGGAGAGCGTGAGTGGCGCGACGTCCTCAAAGCGGAGGGCTACGAAGCGAGGCGTGGCAGGCAATTTTCCGGCAGTCCGGAGTCGCCGGACGTTGTCTCCAACCTCCCATTTCACTTTGAAGTCAAACGGGTTGAAGCCCTCAACATTAATAAAGCTATGGAGCAGGCAAAACGAGATTGTGGCAAGAGTGTGCCAGTGGTGGCCCATAGAAAAAACAAGTGCGAGTGGCTTGTTACAATGGTTGCAAAAGATTGGCTTGAATTAGTGCGTGAGAAACATGCCGACGCTTGTGCAGTTGCGCCCGTGGCAGGAGAAGTCAAAAAGTACTATACTTCAGGCAATTCGGAGCCACTCGATCGCGCTGGATTGCTCTGATACTGGGACTGGTAAAACGGTAACCGCTTGCGCGGTTGCAAAAGAGTTGGGTTTTGAATTTGTTATTATAGCGCCAAAAATTGTTCTTCCCGCCTGGAAAACTTGGTGTAGTGCTTTTGGGCTAACCCCTAAATTCATACTTAACTACGAAAAGCTTCGGACCGGTAACACTGAATTCATAAAGAAACTCGGAAACAAACAGTGGGACTGGAAATACAAGGGAAAAAACTTTCTGTACATATTTGACGAGGTTCATCGTTGTAAGAGTTACAAATCGCAAAATGGGGCAATGCTTGAGGCCGCGGCCGGATCAAACGTACTAATGCTTTCTGCCACTGCGGCTGGAAGTCCCTTAGATATGCGTTTTACGGGTCGGCTTCTGGGGCTTCACAATGGGGTGGACTATTTTAGGTGGCTCCACAAAAACGGGGTCGTTAAAGCTCCGTGGGGTGGGATGACGTTTCGAGGCGGGAAACGTGTGCTCACTGACATTCATTCGAAAATATTCCCCGCCAAGGGGGTGAGGGTGCGCATTAGCGAATTGGGGGATGCTTTCCCGAGTAACCAGGTCAATGCCGAGGTGCTGGACATATCGCCCAAGATCGGCGAGCTTTATCAAAAAGTGGAAGAGGAAATTGCTGAACTAAAAGACAGAGCGCGCGCGGATGTTGACCCGGAAAACCCACTAACAAAGCGGTTGAGAATGAGACAGGAAATTGAATTGCTTCGGGTTCCTGTGATTACGGAAATGGCGGAGGAATTTATCGAGGAAGGAAAGAGCGTTGTTTGTTTTGTAAACTTCAGGCAGACGCTTGATGCAATTGGTGGGCGAATGAAAAAACACAAACCGGTTTATATTCTCGGCGATCAAACGGCCGATGAAAGAGAATTGGCCATCGCTTCTTTTCAGGCCAACAACTCGCATTTGATCATCTGTCAAATTGCCGCTGGTGGTGTTGGCGTTAGCCTGCACGATTTACACGGTAGGCCAAGAGTTTCTTTAATCAGCCCTACGTATTCTGCCGTCGATCTTAAACAGGCCCTCGGTCGTATCCATCGCACGGGAGCTAAAACTCCCGCGCTACAGTATATTCTATTTGCCGCCAACTCCGTTGAGGAGGAGGTGAGTAAATCGGTGAAATCAAAACTTCGTAATATTGATTTGCTAAATGACGGGGACTTGCTCACTCATAATTAGCCCTTGACGATTTTGTTTTTGAGGTCACAATCCACGGCACGCTGATGGATACACAACACGCAAGATACAGCCCGAGCACTCTAAAAAGCCGGGAATTATGTCCGGGATATGAACCTAAACGGGATGGGGAAGTTCACATAGTTACACAGCGTGGAACTGCTATGCATTACGCCTGTGAAATGTCTGACTTTTCAAAACTAAACGCCGACGAAACTAAATTGGTTATGAAGTGCTTGGATTACATTGAGCGTTTACGAGCGGAGTTATCCACCGATGCTTGATGTAAAAGAAATCAAACTAGAGGTTTTTGATCAATGGGGTTTTGTGGACCGATTGATGATTCGCGGGGACAAAGCTCATCTTATTGATTATAAATTTGGGTTTAACCACGTTGACGATGCCGAGCATAACGCTCAAATGTGGGCTTATACTCTGGGGGTTTTTGATAAACACGATTATATTAAAGAAGTTACTGTTCATATTCTTCAACCTCGTCTAGATCTTATCTTCACTCATGCGTTTACCCGGGAGGCGGACTATGAGCGAATTCACAAACGAATAAAAGGAATCATCGACAAATGCAAAAATCATACAGAGGCCGATTATACGCCTGGAGATCAGTGCGTTTACTGTCACAAACTAGCAGACTGCCCAGCAGTTCACGGAGCCACTATGGAAATTGTTAAAGCTTACGATATGGCGCACGACGCTCAACTCCCAGAATTATTTCAGCCAAGCCAATTATCAACTCCAGAGCGTCGGTCTCAGGCTCAACGAATTGCAATGGTAATGGAGGCTTGGTGCTCTAGTGTGCGCAAGCACAATTTAGAATTCGCCAAAGAAGGCGGTGAAATCCCCGGCTACGGATTAAAAGAAATCCAGGGGCGCAGGGAAATTAAGGACTCGCAAAAAGCTTGGAATTTGGTAAAAGAAAAACTTACTCCCGAGGAGTTTAGCTCCGCGTGTGAGATTAAGTTTACAGATTTGGCCGATCTAGTTGCGGCCAAGGCGCCTCGCGGTCAAAAGACCGTGGCGAAAGAACAACTGGAAGACGACCTCATTGTTGCCGAAGCAATGACGCGCGGTGAGCCGTCTTATCAACTAAGAAAAAATAAAGAGATAAAACAAATAAAATGAAAACATCATTCAGTAAAAAAGATAAGGAAGTGGTAGAGGCTAATGAAGATAAGGCATTGGCTGTGGCAGAGATTAGCAAGTCTCCCACAATCACTAACCGCAACGCTGGAGTAGACGGAGAGTTTAAGGCTTCCGATTTTCTTATCCCAAGGATTAACCTTGTGGGGAAAACGGGAAATCTAAGCAACAACTTTCAGCCGGGTTCCTTTGTGTTCAACAAGGAACTTGTGGTTGGTAGTAAGGATGCCGCCATGGAGGCAATCATTACTCACATCCAAAAGAAATACATCCAGGAAATCCCTTACGGGACAGATGTAATCCCAAAGATTTTTGCCTCACAAGCCGAGGTTGAGTCTGCGGGTGGATCTTTGGATATTTCGGAATCCGACGATGTCGACCGATATATTCCATTCCTTGTGTTGACTCTTTTGGTTTCAGAGCCAAAGGATAAAAATCCGGTCTTCTCTTTGGAGGGTCCGGATAAAAGAAACTATGCCCTGGCACAGTATAATCTTACAAAGAGTGCGTACCGCGGGGCGGGTCGCCAACTCCTTACTGACAGTCAAACTGTTCTTCGGGGCGGATTGACTAAAGGTAGGTACCAGGTGAATAGCAAGCTGAACACCAATACCATGGGGAGTTGGTTTACGCCCACATTTAAGTTAGCTGGAACAAACAACGACGAATTCCAGGCTTGGGCTTCTAGCTTAATCTAAAAAGATGAAAAAGGGGAGACGTTCCGGTATGGTGCGGCGCGAGAAGCGCCGACAGGTCAGGTGTGTCCTGCCGCGTGAAACACCGGACGTCCTCCGCCGATCAATTCAATTTCTATCTGAATGGATGGGTTGTAAGTGTCTAAACACAACGCAAGTAAAGGGTATATGGATTCGAACAAAATAGACGGGGAGTTAGCTCCGGCAATCTCTTCAGTTGTTGCCGAAGCAGAAGAAATTATCCGTAGAATTATGGGGCAAGGATCTGACAAGAGTGCATTTGGGCAGTGGTTTCACACTGACAGTCGAAGATATAATGCAGATCGTCTTATTTCCCACGTGACGCAGGCTATGATGCAACTAGATGGGAACAGACTTAACCCCGACTCAAGTGGAGAGGACGCTATTGCTCACTTAGAGCGCGCATTGGTTCGGGCGGTATTTCTTATTTGCAAGTGTAAAAAGGGAAAAACGATATGATCGACTCATTGCTTCTTAAATTATTTGTTTGGATCGGCAAGAGATGGTTTGAGGCTATTATATTTGGTTCTGACCCTGAAGAAGGAAGTACCACGTCAATATTTCTTTTTGCTCACAAAGAACACGCGGCTCAAGCAATAAAAGTAATTGAAAAAATGAAGGGAGACTCAAATGATATTTAATTGGGTTTGGGGGAAAACTGGTTTTGCTCGTCCACAGCAAACAGAAACCAAAAGTACTGCACAAATAAAGAAGAAAGGCAGGGTGTCAAGTGAAAAACCTAAAAGAAAAAGAAAGAGATAGACGAGAAAAAGAGGTGGTGGCAGAATTGGATTACCTTTTAAAGGAAGGATTTTTATGTCTAAAGAACACAAAGGAACCGACCATTGTTTTAAGCCCGGGGGTGAGCATATGAGTCTTAACGAGCTTATCGACGCAGATACTATGCGTAAAAACCCTGAATATATGCAAAGAGAAATTCATCGTGTCCATCAGTTTTACAAACGTGTAACAGATCTGGCAGAAACCAACCATAAAACAGCCTCGACTCTCGTGGAAGAGAACGGGCGGTTAGAAACAGAGAACGAAGGATTGAGGGAGTTCTGCCAGGAGCTCCTCACATCCTTGGCCGATCTTGAAGGAGAATGCTCAAGCGTTCGCCATAGGGTTAGGGCCGCCGTCCTCGAATTAATCCCACACCAGAAAGAACAAATAAATGATTGAACTATCTATACAAATTAAAAACGAAGTCGGAACTGATAAAATTAGTATTGAGATTTTGCCTTGGGACAAGGAGGCCAATCCTATTGAGAAAGACGTATTGAGTGGTTTATTTCCGCATATTACGAATTTACTAAACGGTCTACTCGGCGGAGAGGGATTCCGCAAAAACGAGGGATTGGCTACCCCCGCTCTTGATCTTGAGTCCAGCATTGTCAATCAAAACGGAGTGCCCACTTCAATCCCGATGAATGAGGAATACCTTCGCAAGAAGGGGCTAATCGAGCCTGACGGCGGGGTTGAACCAGTTAGCAAAGATTCAGTCATTATTGCGGAGTAATGGCTCCGGCCAGTTCTAAGCTGGCTGACGAACTTATTGTCGTTCCTTATCCCTTTGTGGGTAAGGAGCGGCAGGAGATCGAGGCTGAATTTGCAACTCTTTTACGTCATGGGGTTCCGCCCAATGAGGTAGCAGAAATTGTACTTTATGCCTTAGAAATATTATTACACAAAAGAAAAATAACTAAAAATCAGAACACTTACGACAGAATCACTTTCGAAATTTCCGATATGCTCGGACGACTGTTGGTTTTTGAGGAAATGTTCCCCTTAAAAAAACAAAAATGAAAACATACGCAATTGATTTTGAAACCTACTACGACAAAGATATATCTATAACCACCAAAGGACAATGGCACTATCTCCGAGACCCGGCCTCAGATATCTATATGGTGTCTATTCAAGGAGCAGACTTAGATTACGTTGGCCCCACGAAAACGGCGCCTTGGGACAGAATCGAGGGGGGTCAATGGGTGGCCCATAATTATAGTTTTGATGGGGCCGTTATTGAGAGATTGCGCGAGCTGGGCCAGGTTAAGGTTAAGCCCGCGAGTTGGGATTGCACTGCCAACTTATCTGTTGCGGTTGGGGCCCCAAGAAATTTGGCGGGAGCTTCTCGGGAGCTTTTAGGTAAACAGATAGACAAGAATCCTCGGGACAAGATGCATTCCAAGAGGTGGGAAGATGTTCAGAACACCGAATTTGGTAAAGAGGTGTTAGAGTACGCCAGGGAAGATTCGAAAGCATGTTTGGAAATTTATAATCAATACAACGCGTACATGCTTCCGGTTGAAAAAGAATTGTCTAGGCACACAATTGAGATGGGCTGGAAGGGGATTCAGGTAGACGCTAAGGCAGTTAAAGACGCTATAAAGACTCTACAGAGAGTGACATGGGAGTCAGAGCAGAAGCTTCCATGGATTGAGGAAACAGAAGGTGTGGTCCTGTCTACAAAAGCATTTAGGAGGGAATGCGCTAAAGCGGCAATTCCTTGGCCAACCTCATTGGCTGAAAGTTCGGAAGAATGCGCTGAGTGGGAGAAGACCTATGGTGACCAAGTTCCGTTTGTAGGGATCATGCGAGACTGGCGGAAAGCCAATTCCTTGTTGGCCAAATTAAAAGTAATGGAAAGTAGGATCCGCCCAGACGGGACGATGGCTTACGGCATGAAGTATATGGGTGCCCATACCGGTCGTTGGTCGGGGGATTCTAAATTCAATGTGCAGAATCTCCCTAGAAATGAAATGTTCGGGGTTGATTTGCGTGGTTGTATTATTCCTCGCGAAGGTAAGAAATTTATCATTTGTGATTTAGCACAGATTGAGCCAAGGGTTTTGGCTTGGCTGTCGGGGAATGAAGGTTTGTTGGACGCCATCCGTAGCGGGTATGGTATCTACGAGGCTGCCGCGAAAAACATGGGTTTATGGGATGGCCCAAAAGGGACATTAAAGAAGATTGACGGGCCATTATATCAACTTGTAAAAGCTATGGTGTTGGGCTTGGGGTACGGCGCAGGATCTAAAAAGTTTGCATTAATCGCCAAGATGCAATACGGGTTAGACATTACGGAAACAAAATCAAATCAAATTGTAAATGATTTTAGGTTAAGAAATGAACCTATCTTGAGTTTGTGGAGAAAACTCGAGAGGGATTTTCAAAAGGCCAAAGCTGACAAGCAATTTGAGGTGGGTCTGCCCAGCGGAAGGGTTTTAACGTACCGTAACATTATGTCGCAGTGGCCTGAAAAACAACGCTACGATAAAAGTGGGAAGGCGAGAAAGCCGTCCTGGACAGCGTGTGTGGAAAGAGGAGGTTCTCAAATTCCTTTCTACGGTGGTAAACTATGCGAGAATCTTGTTCAGGCTGTAGCGCGTGACGTTATGGGGCACGCTGTTCTTAGGCTAGAAAAAGCAGGGTTCCCGGTGGTCATGCATATCCACGACGAGGCCGTTTGCGAAGTTGACAACTCCGTTCCAGCTGGTGAGATTGAACGCCTCATGAGTATTTGCCCCGACTGGCTTGAGGGTTGTCCAATAGGTGCAGAAGCGACAGATGCGATGAGGTATAAAAAATGAACCTTTTTCGTATACCTAATTTATCATCGTCTATTGCTAACCCTTGCACACCTTGGGATGGCAATGTCAATCAGCCGCCAAGTCTTGAGCCAGAAGTTGCAAAACATTGGGCCGTTCAGAATTCTACTGATGGAATGTTTGTTAGCGGATTCGAAGGTCGTGCCGCAGCTATGCGTGTCACCAGAGATAACCCACCAGCAAAGATGCATGCGTTTATCGCAGATTATGATTGTGAACTTACATCTGAAGAGTTTATCTCTGGGGTTGGATCTAAAGCCAAAGCTGGGTTAAAACCTATGTACGCTCACCGCACTCCGAGTGGGGGTGCGCGGGTCATTTGGATGTTTGAGACTCCAATGCAGATTCCGGTAGGTCTGCTTCCAGCGTTCTTAAAGCGAGTTGCTAAAGAGCTAGGAGCAAAGCGTTTGTTTGCTGGGCTTGATGACAATCATGTTAAGCCCGAGCAGTACTACGCTTGGTACTTGCCGATGACCAAGGTGGGAGATGTCCCTTTAAGGACAGAGACTTTGTATAGCTGGTTTGCGTCGACGATTGACGCGGACCACAAGTACCGCGGGGAAGGGCCCGTAGAGATTCCGATGGATCGTGTACGTAATCGCGTACATGAAATGTACCCAGACAAGCTACTCGGTAACCTCGAGGTCAACGGAAGAACCAATGCGTTCTGGACTGCGACCTCAGACAATCCGACTGCTTGCGTGGTTACTCCCACCGGAATCGTCAGCTTCTCGCAGGACAAGAGTTTTTATAGCTGGGCTGAAATCCTTGGCGCGGGCTGGGTTAAGGAGTTTGAAGAGGATCGTTTGGGCGCGCCTCTTGCTAACTATTACTTTGACGGCAAGCGATACTGGAGGCAGGACGGTCGTGGCATCTGGCGCGACACAGACTCCGAGACTACTCGCAAGGATATTGCTGGTATCTATGGACTGTCTCTTGCTCCAATGCAACGGGGTGGAATGTGTGAAGTCGACCAGACTGTTTTGCGGGTGCGTGAAACACGGCGGGTTGATGATGCCGGTCCGATCCTGTTTAGCAAAGAGGAAGTCGTTTACATGGGCGGTCGTACCGTCTTGAATATATCTAGGGTCAAGGTGCTCGAGCCGCGGTCGGAGCCTTGCGAAAAATGGGGTGACGGATTCCCATGGATTGCAAAGTTTCTGGACGGGTTCTTTCAGCCCCACGACTCGTTGCAATACTTCCTGGCTTGGCTTCACCACTTCTACGTGTCGGCCAAATGCGGAAAGCAATCTCAGGGCCAAGCGATATTTATTGCCGGTCCCGTAGGTGTCGGCAAGACGCTTATGGGAACTCAGATTGTATCCAGGCTGATGGGCGGTGGTTGCGATGCCTCGGGTCACATCTCCGGGGAGAGTGAGTTCAACTCGGAAATGTTTGAGGTGGGCGTGCTCAACGTCGATGATACTATTGCTTCGACGAGTCACGAAAAACACTTGCTCTTCTCCAACACGGTGAAGAAGTTTGTTGCTAATCGCCGGCATCGTTACCGCGCCATGTGGAAGAATCCTGCAACCATCGAGTGGAGCGGAAGAGTATTTGTAACTCTTAATGATGATCCAGACTCTATGAGAGCTGTCCCTTATACGGACGCAAGCATATTAGACAAGCTAATGTTGTTTAAGGCTTCTTCTAAAGGAATGGACTTCCCGCAATCACAGGAACTTCAGAGGATCCTCGATGGTGAGCTTCCAGCGTTTGCCCGGTGGTTAACCGACTTTGAAATTCCTGAGGAGTTGAAATGCTCCAACCGATTCCAGGTCAAGTGCTATCACCACGCTGATATTCTTGAAGACACTCGAACCACCCATCCTAACCACGCCTTCTCGGAGTTGCTTGATGAATTCCTCATTGGGTTTAACCAAGCAAACCCCAAAGAAAAAACATGGAAGGGGTCGGCCACTCAACTGCTCAATCAGATGCTAAACGACGCAACTTTGACTAATTTGACGCGGCACTACGCTTCTACGCCGGAGAAGATGGGGCAGCGATTGGCCAAGCTGATGACGACTAAGGGTATTGAGCGGGTAACTATTCAGGGCAAGGTGTTGTGGAAAATCCCCGTTGACGAGGCTACGGCTACTGTTTAGGATAGTTGGACGCTCGAAGCACCTTTATGAAGAAACTTGTCATAGCCTTAGCTATGCTGTTCTCAGTCCCCACGTTGGCCTCCAACGTAATGATTGAAATGCAGCTTAAAAAGCCCACCAGAAAAATTAAGGTAAGGCTTACAGCCTATTGGACTGGTCAGGATCCGGACACATCGAAGTTCAAGTCTTCGACCGGCTACACCTTAAAGTCTGGAAGGTCATGTGCGGTTGATCCCAAGATCATTCCCTATGGAAGTACCGTGGTTATTGATGGGAAGGAATTTAAGGCGATTGATACGGGTACGGCAGTTGTTGCCAAAAAAGCATCGCGTGGTAAATTACCGGTTGTGGATCTTTTCTACAAAACAGAAAAACAAGCTATGGTTGCGCTGGGCAATATGCCAATGCATCCATGGGTGGAGGTGTACAAATAAATGAAAAAACAAAACAGCAAACTAAAAATTAATCGGGTTCCATCTAACCCCAAAGACAAAAAACTGCCGGAGATTAAAATATTGGCAGAAAGAAAGATTGAGATGGTAGAATTAGATCTTGACATGGATGACAGGGTTCACGCAGTATTGGTGCAAGCTGGATGGGAGACTATTCAGAAAGACAAGCAAGCTTTGGCAAGTTACGCATTTGCTGAAGCACTAAAAGAGTTTGTCAAACGAGAGGAGAAAAACAGTGCATGATGTAATGCTAAACTCCTTCCTCTTGGCGGTTGCTGCGTTACTAGGAGGAGCAATATGTATATTCTTAACAATCGTTGGGTTCAGGTGCTTGGATTGGTTTCGGTCGCATCCGTTGCGACGTCGACGGTCGCGGCACAGCCAGTAGAGCTTCGGCGGCCACCGCAAGAACAAAAATCTAATTCCTTATTGGATTCTACGGTAAGGGTACGGGTAATTAACCCGTCAACGCTATTAACATCTACCGGCACCGGGGTGGCCGTGGAGAATGGCTTGATCTTATCGGCGGCTCATATACTGGGTAAAGGAGGAGAGATCGAGATCTTGGTTGGTAACGCAGACTCAGCGGAGTCTTTTGATGGCAAAGTTGAGGCGGTAGATTATTTGCTGGACCTTTGTCTTATCAGGATTGTTGATTCATTTGAAAAGAAGGTTTCCTTACCCCCAGTTAAGATCTTGGCCGATTTCCCCGTACCCACGGGCTCGCGGGTGTACGCGGTGGGCAACCCATTGGGATATACCCTGACGGTTTCGGAGGGGATTGTGTCTGCGTGCGGGGTTAATTACGGGGAGAAATTCTTATTAACAGACGCTTTGATTAAGAATGGAAACTCCGGCGGCCCGCTAGTAAACCATAAGGGAGAGCTCATAGGTCTTGTATTGTCGGTTGTAGAGGCCCAGGGAACCCGTGAAGAGGTCGGAAGGTCTTACGGGAACGTTTTACCCTCTATCGTCATCCAAGAGTTCCTGAGCGATCCTAAGGCCAGCCGAGAGGGTTGGCTTGGGGTGTCGGGTAGAACGGTTGTCACTGGGTTTGGGAACTTGGCTGCCAGCGAGGGTTTTGAGGTTCAAAAGGTCTTGAGGCCGGAATGTGGTCTCCAGGTGGGCGACATTCTAATGATGATCGAAGACAACCCAATTGTATCGTGGCGTAACCTAGCGCTTGCTGTTAGGTCAAAGACTCCAGGGACAAGGTTAAAGAGTTTCGTCTTGCGTAAGGGAGTATTCACGGAACTTGGACTGTTGGTAGGGTCTAAGAAAAGTTATTGATTATAAGGTGGAAGCACTTGTGCTTTCAGCAAAGAGACTTACGTAGACCATATGTAGGATCTGTAAGTCCTTGATGCAGTGATAGGGTGGGGGGTCGAATGGATGGTACAATTGTTCCATGTGCTTGAGTATTAGGATTCTAGGATTCGAAGGGTGGTAGGGTGGGGGGTGTAGGGGTGGTTTTGAACTCGTTGTTCCTACAGCTTTGTGTGTGTGGGCGTGTGTGTGCAAACACCCGGAACGAGTTGGGATACCCCCACCCAGTGGGACCACCCCCACCCTCTCTTTCTTTATATTTATATATATTAATAGTAAACATACACTTAGACAAGGACCCAAGGTTCAAAATTTGGGTGGGGGTACCCTTTTTTGACCCCCCACCCCAGGAGACACCCCCACCCTAAATCGTAGCCCTTTGGGGATAAATACAGTGGGAGGAGCTGGATTTGAACCAGCGAAGGCATAAGCCAGCAGATTTACAGTCTGCCCCGTTTGACCGCTTCGGTATCCTCCCTGAAGTTCTTTAGGAATTCCCCCATTACATAAGCCTTACCCGCCATGATGTTTGGCGCTCCGGTAAAGTGGTATAGCTTTTTGGCTGGGTTGAAAGGATGTATTGCCGCCTGCAACTGGGCGATAGACGTAAGGTCGTGGCACTTGGTTAGGTCGAAGCCAGTCCGTTTACAGACGGCATAATTGAACGAAGACTGTTCGAGCCTTGCATCCGAGTCCACACTGTTGGTTACGTGTTTATCCCACAGCGCCCTAATCTCTTCCAAGAATCCTAGGTCTTTGAAACAAAAGTTTCCTGCATTTATCCCCAATGTCTGTTCCATCTTTGCCTTATCCTCTCTTGGCGCTTTGTCGTAGGCGTACCATCGGTCAATCATCATCCGCTCTTCGAATACAATCGAGAAATCTTTGTCCCCATGAAACAGATCGTTCGGACCTCCAAAGTAGAGTATGTCTGAGTCTAGATAGACGTACCGGTCATAGCCCCTGGGTACTACTTTTGAAGACTTCATGAAACCAGGATATTCCTTGGGGTGCGGTTCTATGACGACTTTGTGTTTGAACTTCCCGCCTATTTCTTTGGTGGCCACAATACAAAAGTCCACGTTGCCCGACCAGTCAATACTGTCGAACAACATGTTGATACAAGAATCTGCCCCCGGGCTGAAATCAGAGACTGTGTAAACGAGGGTCTTCAACAGCGCATGAGTGTATTTTGTCCTTTACAGAAGTCAAAGGAATTGAGACACTGTTCGGACGATGAAGGCAATCCTTGAGTTTAATCTCCCCGAGGAGGAGACCAATTTTAGATATGCGATGAGCGCACACGACATGGCGATGATTCTTACGGATCTTGGAATCTTTCTCCGATCGAAGATTAAACATGAAGTCTCAGACCCCGACCAACTCAACGCCTATGAGAATGTGCGCGATGAACTTCACTCTTTGCTCGACGACCGGAACGTCACCCTCCCATGAAGCATCGAATCCTATCCCATCTGTATTACGCCCTGGGGCACATATGGAGTTACCCCATGTGTTGGACTGGTTTTGGTTACCGTTTTTATTCTTGGGCGATGGAGAATTCCGTTAACCACGATATTGACCGCTCGCTTTGGAAGCCCGCACCCGAAAAGAAAATGGCTCGGTACCGGACAGCCCCGTTGGGTAAGAAAAAAAGCAGCCGGCGCCGAAGATCGTAAATGCCCACACTCAACGAAAACATCCCGAGCTTCAAGGCGATGGTAAGGAAATCATTCTTTACCAAAGACGAGACAGATAGAAACGAATTCTACAACGTATACGTGTTTGCCTTGCAGTCATACCCCGGGACGATCCTAACTTTCCATGTCATGACCGATGCAGGGATGCTTCGAAGCCGAGTCCCTATGTCTGAGATTTACACACATGAGCCTACAAACGATATCCCGTTTAATTATAAACAGCTTTGGGACTGTTTCTCAGAGAACGTGACCGTGACCGAGTACAACTTCCTGGCTTATCACCGCGCCCAGATTGTTTTGAGAGATAGCTCTAAGGTATGGGGCACCTACATGTTCACAGTCGATTGGTTCAATAACCCGTACAGTGACGAGCCATCGGATTATAAATGCGGCCATGTGTTCGCCGCGGACGATGGATACTTACTTTGCATGCCCAACAATCGAATATTCTGGCGGGACTCTAACTGGGTTACTAAAAAGCTTCCCGAGAATCTGAAGCAGTATCGGGTCGATACAGAGTTGCCAAGCGTGGAGAACCAGTCATCTCGATGGGTGACCGAGGATACGGATAGCTTCTATTACGACATCCATAAAAGAGAGGAATCAACATGAGAAAAATAGTCATTGCCACCCCTTGCTACGGAGGAGTCAGCGCGGACTTTGCCAACTCCCTAGCCGCTTCGGTAAACGTATTCCTATCCCACGGAATTCATTTGTTTCCTATGCTCCTGGCCCACCACTCCGTGATTCAGATGGCGCGCAACCGTCTTTTAGCGGAAGCTATTAAACTCGACGTGGACGACATTGTTTGGATTGACTCAGACATTTCCTGGGACCCCATGGATTTGATGAAGCTGTGTCTGCATGAAGAAGACGTGGTTGGCGCGACCTACCGGAAGAAGATGCCTGAGTCGACCCACTTCACTTTGATGCTGATCAAGGGCAATGAAACCCCCGACTGGCGGGGCCTGGTGGAAGTATCCCGCCTTGGAACCGGATTCCTTCGCATGACCAAGAAGGCCATGAAAGAGCTCTTTGAATCTTCGGTTGAGTATATCGACAGTAAGGGGGCGTCTGTTCGCAACGTCTTTGAAGTCGGATTGCTTGACGGCGAGTTCCTATCTGAAGACTTCTTTGTTTGCGAGAAACTAAAGAAACTAGGGTACAAAATTATGCTCGACTCAAAGATCAATCTCGGCCACGAAGGTAACTTTGTATACCGCGGGGATGTCCAGCATTTCCTGGGATGGATCAAAGATGGCTCTAAAGACAAAGTGGATTGACCTTGCCATGCGGCTGGCTGACGCCGCGGCTAAGACAAGTCAGGATCAGTTCGTTCGAGTCGGTGCAGCGGTGCTTCGGGAAGACGGCTCTGTTTGCGGGATTGGGTACAACGGATATCCCCCGGGTTTTGAACTAACCAAACAGGAATCTTTGGACCGCGACTACCGGCGGGACTTTATGGTTCATGCCGAAATCAATGCCCTTGCTTATAGCCGACCCGGCGAGCCCCACCTTTTGGCCGTCACTTACCCTCCCTGTAAAGCCTGCGTCCTAGAAGCAGTCCGATATGGCGTGAAATACATTGCCTACCGCGAAAACGAGAAGCGTCCCATATTTCCGTCTGACTATTTGGCAGCCCGGCTTGGTGTCACTTTGATCGCCGAAAAATAAATTAAATTTTTAAAGTACATACAACAGTATAGCAGGGCGGCGGAAGGGGGGAGGGGGGTGGGGGTGCGTATAGGGTTTGTCCCGCAAACCATACCCCCGATAGGGGGAGGGGGAGGGGGGAAACCAAAAGGAAACAAATCAAATGGAAAACGCAATCGTAACTCAAGCCTCAATCGAATTGAAACCCCAACGCAAAGCCAAGAGTGGGCGAACACTAAAGGCGGTGTTCGGTAAGTGGCACGGCGAAGCATTAGTCACCGAAGCAGGGAGACTATGCCCACGGAAGGAGTTTGGGATTGTCACCGATACCAAGGGTGTTCAACTCGCAACCCGCTACGATGAAGCGGTGCAGGAATGGACAACCCTAGGAATGGCGAAGATGTCCCACGAGTCCACGGAATTATCGGCGGGCAAGCGGTCGCTCGTAAAGATGTTCCACGATCCGAAGAACGGACGGCTCACCATCGTCACCGCACCCGCAAACAAGGATTCGAAATTGGTCAAGCAGATGAAGGATGCAGGATGCACCGATGAACAGATCGAGGCGGTACTAGCCAAGAGGTAAGGAAACACTGGAGAGGGGGGAGGGAAACCTCCCCCCTCCCCTTTTTATTTCAAAGAATCCAAGAATCTTAGAATCTATGATACCAAGCTTAACCAGCTGTAATGTCGATGGCCTGCTTCATCGCATCATCGCTTCGAAGAACCGCGAGGTTCACGATCGTCTTGCCATTGCTTCCTTGATTCTGCGAAGCCAAGCCCAATGTAGGGCGAGCTATACGATCAACTTTCTCCAAGACTTCGATATGATCTTTCAATTCCTTGCGGGTTCCAGGCATCTCGGATTCGAGGACGTCCAAGCTGTGGTCAACTTGATTAGCAATCCTGTTCAGATATCGAGCCTGCTTATCGACACTACTCTGCACCACGGCCTGTGTATTAGCTTGTATAATCTTGTGGGTCACGGCATCCTTCTTTGCTTTCCAACCGCTTCTTCGAATCTTTGCATCCAAGGTGTTAAGACTCAACACATAAGTGGCTGCGATAAAGCTACGGCTTTTCCCTTGGATATAATCCTTCTCGACAGCTTTCCAATCTACACTCAACGACTTACCCATAAGGCAAGCTTATTACGTGACGTGCACTACGTCAATGCATCTTTGAATCAAGGATTCAATGAATCCGTGCATCCTGTGCACCAGCTTTCATCTTCCAATATCCATCCCCCCTACCTATCGGGTCGTTCCCGTAGGGGGAGGGGGACATCGGTCGGTATAGGGATTATGGAAGCAACCCTAACCCAAGGAGAAAACAAATGAGTAACACATACCTTCAAGACTTCGGTCTGCTACGCAAGCAGATGAACGATCGAGAGGTCAACGACCCTATGTCTGGCAGTGGCAGATGGGAGGACTTGCAGATGGACTTGAGGCAACCTCATATCCCGCAGGCTCGCAGAGCGTCGATGCCTGCCAACCGCAAGCTTAAGATTGGTGACCTTGAGATCAGTATCAGGGAGCCCGATGCCAAGCTGACCACGGCTTTTGGGTTCGTGACCAATGGAGTTTACAAGCACAAGCTAGTAACCCCCAAGGCTCACACCTACCAGCGTTCTTTGCAAGAGACCCGCGGGCAGGTTCGTGACCCCAAGGATGCAGAGCTTTACTGCCCCCACGGTTCGGTGGCCGAGGCTATCAAGCGGTATGTCCGCAAGGCTAGGTTTGCCACCATCCCAAGCGTGGCTGACAAGTATCGCGAGAAGGTCAGACTGCTATGGCCAGCACGGAGGGTCGGGCGATGAAGTGTGTCATCTGTGACGATCTTATCGAGGCCGAGCGTATCAACCTAGGCTTCACTAAGTGCAAGGGCTGTGCGTTCCTGCACCCCGAAGAGAAGGTCAAAGGTGCGATGGTTTACTTGGATAAGACTGGCGGGGCGATCAATGTGATGAGTCCCGACAGCTTTGATAACTACAAACGAATTTCGCGCAGGGTCGGTCAGC